TTAATAACCATCCGATCCCACAGCGTGGGGCATGGATGGGGCAAACTCGCTCAATTTCTGGTTTAGGATGAGTACCTGGTCCTGATTATTTTCAGCCATCCAGGATCCGTACACCCGGTAAACCATTTGCGCGTCGGTGTGGCCCATTTGCTTCGCAATGAAGTTCGGGTTTGCGCCGGCAGCTAACGACCAGCATGCATACGTGTGTCGGGACTGGTATGCTCTGCGATAGCGAATCCCGGCGCGTCGCATTGCCGCTTCCCACGACTGGTTAATCGACCCCACTGCGTAATGATGCCCGGCACGGCCATTACGTGATGCGATCTGCGGGTTGAACACGAACGTGCATGGATGCACATCGGTAAGGCCATACTCGCGCAGTTTCACCTCAACCTGATACTGCTTACCCAGGCGTGTTAACTCGGCCTGGCTCTTCAGCACGTCGATCGCTGGCTGAATGAGGTTGATGATACGGTCCGTCCCGGCCTCTGTTTTCGGAAGGGTGAACTCCTTCGTTAACGTGTGGTTCCGGCGGATCATCATCGTACCCGCTTTCAGGTCGATATCTTCCCAGGCCAGCGACACAAGTTCTCCGTGGCGCACGCCGGTGTAGATGGCAAGAGACCACATGTTTTTCAGTTGCTGGTGGGCGCAGGCGTTAATCAACCTGACAAACTCATCGCGCGTCAGCGGGTCAGGCTCGCATCGTGACCGCTTAAGCATGGCGATCCCGGTGAACGGATTCACCCGTACATAACCGCTATCAGCGGCAAACTTAAACATCCCGCCCATGGTCTTCATGTAGTTGTTGACCGTTCTGACTGAGCGGCCCTTAACCGGCGTTTTCTGCCCGACTTTCAGCGTGTGATAACCGGTCAGCAATTCCTTCCTGATAAACAGCAGGTCTTCCTGCGTTACCGCAGATACCAGCCTGTCCCCACCAATCCTGGGCACCATGTTGCGAGCTATAGATGCATAGCGTGACATCGCGTTGGTGCTGATCTCCATACGCTTCAGTTCAAGCCACTTATTCGCCAGCTCCAGCACGGTGATTTCCTTGCTCTCCACCCCAAACCTTTTCAGGTTAGGCGAGTCTGGGAATTGCGCTGCATAGTTGAAGTTGCCGGTCTTAATCGAAAAGCACACCGACGCGCGCAGCTCGCCAGCGACCTTTCTGTTTTTTGGTGTATCCGGCACGCCGAGGCTTTCACGCACCCGGCTGCCTTTATAGATGAACCATATGCGGAGCGTACCGCCATGGTTTTCCACGCCTGTTGGGTATGCTGACTTAGCCATTACTCCCTCCTGACGTCCAAGAGCCTGCTAAGCATACCTTGTTCATCAAGGGTGAGCACCTGGCTGTTTAGACGCTTGTTGTTCAATCCAGCGATTAATCGCTTCTGTGTTGTACATGCACTGGCTGGTAGGTTTTGGTTCGCCCTCTGGCGAGATGTGCATATACTCGCGTCCGATAAGCCAGCATTTACGGGCGCGCTCGATAGTCCCTGGCTTGAGTCCGGTAATTTCAGTCAACTTTTGTTCTGTCACCCACTTGTTGGGCGCCAGCTGAATAATGTCGGTCATGGGTGTCTCCAGGCAAAAAAGAACCCGGCGCAGGGCCGGGCAAAATGGATCACGAGGTGGTGCTTTCGCACCCAATAGCCAGCTCATAACCGGCTATCAGTTGCGTCATTAAGTGAAATAGAAAAAGGAATCTGACTTAGTCCGCATAGCTACCCATGCGCTAACCATCTTTCCGGTCTTTGTTGCATGATGAACGTTAGCGACAAAATGCATTTGTTGCGTATTACTGCGCCAGTGAGGCATCCCAAGTAGCCGACGTGCGGCTGCGTTACTCTTCATAATTTCTCCTCATGCCGCACGCTGGGCGCGAAGCTTCTTCAGGTGTTCTGCTGTTTCGATTTCTTCAGCGATCCGTTCGGCCTGTGCTTTTGTCAGCGGCTCGAATTCATGCTGAAATCTGCCCATACTGGCGATGCAGGTGCGGCCGTTGCGGATGTAGTGGATTACTTCATAGGTTGAGCGGAGTATTTTGCAGGGCGCGCCATGGGGATCGGCGTACCAGGTATTAGGCTGGATTATCCTGAACATTGGGCACCACCTTAAATTCGATTACCCAGACCCAAGGGTTGGAGTCGAAGCTACCTTCGCCATTGGCCTTATCCCACCACGCTTTAAAGCCGTGCATTTCTGGACACAGCCCTACCGGAACGCCAGCGATCGCATAATGCTCGGCATGGTTGAAGGCTCGTCCAGCTACGGTTTCGCAGTGTTCGAGCATGTCGCCAAGGCCATTCAGCAAGTCTGATTCATTAGCCGTCTGAAGTTTCTCGACCCGGATGCCGGTTATCTCCAGGGTGATTCGGCTGGCGGCGCGAGGCATTACTGCGCCAGATTGTGGACGTGTCCAGTCTCCCCATGCTGGCTCACCATCGGCCCAATACCAGAAGTCCGGGACTTCGTGAGGAACTGCTGGATCAAAGAAGTTAAATGCGTCGAGCCGTGAAAATGACTCTCTGACATAAATCGCATCGCCAACTACACCGAATGGACATGGATGCCAGTAATCGCACACGTGCTCCGCATCTTCGCTCCATGGCCACATGCTTCCATCGTCGCGCTCTGCAATTTCAGTAGCCCGAGTCTGACGCCATTTGATAGGGCGCCGAACCTGCGTCATGCTGCCATCAAGCAAGGCGCGCACCTGATACTCATTAAAAATCATTCCGCGCTCTTTCACTGGATCCCCCTCTGCTTATTCCTCAATTCGATAACGCCCTGGCACTCCGCGCACGTCTGGCAGCCTGGAACGGCAGCGCGCCGCGGCTCGGGAATTGGTTCGTCGCATTCCTCACAATGCTCAGCTGATACGGCGTTGTGGTCGATGCGGTGAGCGGAAAGGGCAGCGTTACGCTGAAGCTCTTCAATTTCTGCTGCGGTATCGATGATGTCAGCCATGTTGTGCTCTCCTGCGTTTCTTGGCGGCTCGACGCGCCGCTGCAATTCCAGTTTTTCCACCACTAACCGGATAGCTATTCCCGATATAAATGGAAGGGGAAATTTCTGCGATGCTCCACGATTTAACTGACGTACAGGCGGCAGCCATGACAGCTAATGCTATGGATGTTCGTTTCATGGGTGCTCCCGGAACTGTCGGTTAATTCGGTTGAATGTGAACGCCAGCAATAAAAAAGGAGCCTTAAGCTCCCGGGTGATTAGTGCCTTCATGCGGCGCGCTCCGCCATTATTTCGGCTTTCTGCTCATCGTTGAGCATGTCGTCAGAGACGATCGCCACGCGATTGCTGGCGCTCCACGAAACTGGAGCAATTTCTTTCAGCGCCTTATTCAGTGCCTCAGCAGCATCACGCACAGCTTGCGGCAAGCAGTAATAGTCATCACCATCAGGCATTATCTCTTCGCAGTGCTGTTCCAGGTCGAACTCCGGCGGGTAGTTAGGCTCGCAGATCATTAACTGCAACTCACTCGGCAGTAGGGAGTGCTCACAACAATAGTCAGCCAGCGATTCAGCGTCGAAAAAGTACTGGTCACTGTCAAAGATAACGAGCGGCTCTCCGGCCCATACCGCGCGCTCAAAGGTAGAGAACTTCGCCTGTCGGCTTTCGCGGTGGCATTCTTCGCAATAGCCATGAGTGCTATGAATAGGGTGCTCTTCAGGTTTGTTTTTGCACTTGCGATGAGTGGCACCGCACCAACGCGCCTGGTGCTCGTCACCACCCCAGAAACGGCCTTGTCGGTCTACCCAGCCAGTTACAGTCTGGATGCTGGCCGCTTCAGCGCTGTCCATCATCACGATTTTTTCAGTTTTCATATTCATTGTTCGGCTCCAAACCGCCCGTTAAGGCGGCCAGTTTTGACGACTAACTCCATGAGGCTAATTCCCAGAGCTTCAATTTTCTTGTGATGCTTGTTGATGATGGGAGGCACCGTTTCGTTCCAGTTAGGCTTTGGCTTCTTGCGCATGGCCTGCTGGATTTCCTCGGTTCAGCGGCGGCAGGCGGCACGGATGGCGTTGTCTGTTTCTGGCGTCATGCGGCCTCCGTTTGTTTTTGAGATGAGGGGCATTCGAAAGAAAAACTGCTTTCGCAAAGCCCAGAGGAGTTGCGCTTCGAATGTTGGCACGCTCGTCACTGGGAGGGCATTCGTGAATGCGGTTGTCCGGATACCAGTCAGTCACCAATCCGGCGAAAGATGTTCCTGAGATGACCTCGATTGCCTTCTTCTTCGGCACCATCCGGCCGCAGGCCAGCTTCACGGCGTCGATAGCTGCTTCCACCATCGGGTGCACATTCTCTGCCGGCGTCTTGAAGCCGTTACCTGTCCAGAGGCAGGTCTGTTTCGTGTAGTTGTCATCCGCGCACAGCCCAGTGAACTGGTACGGATGGAACGTGTAATCTGCCGAACCGAAGATGCTACTGAACACGCTCACTGGGTTTTCGAATGCCCACGGGCATCCGGCCGCCAAGCCTGTCATCCTGCATTGCTCGGCAACAAGTGCAGCTTTCGCCTGAAAATGTTGGTCCTTGGCTCGTTTTAATTCGAACCAGCGGGATCCTGATACTGCAACGTCAGTGCAAGGAGGAAAGCCGATAACCATAACCACGTTCTCTGTACGAATGATCTGGGACAGCCGCGGCATAGCCTCAATTATGGTTGCCGATATGCGTTCAATCGGACCGTTAATCGAAGTATCTGGATGCTGCGGGTCAACCAACACCGCACGGTAACCGGCTTCAACCCATGGCTCAGACATGACGCCAGTGATATCGCACAGGCAGATAATGGTACCTTTGCTCATGCGGCCTCCGTTTTCACAACGTCGATGGCGCAGCCGGGTAGCAATTCAACCGCGGCGGTGGCGCACTGATTTCCCCAGTGGTGCCAGCCCGGCGCCGCGCAGCGGCTAAACAACTCAATGCGCGGCACATCACCGTAAAGCAGCTCTAGCCGGTGGCGCACTTCCCATGGCTTTTCGCTGTGCGCGCCCAGCGGGCTGTATATCACTTGCTTAATCCCGGCGTGCTTTCGTTCCAGCCCGGCGCCGCGGGTGGCAATCAGCAGATCTTCGGTATTGGCCCGGGTGTGGTTGCCGCCGTTCATGCGCGTCTCGGCGTTCAGCAGATCGAGGAAGTCGTAAAAGTCGGCAACTTCCCCCTCGGCCAGCGCCTTGTTGATGCGCAACTCGGCGTTCTGATTCAGCTTCACCCAGGTAAAGCCCTTCATCGTGCGAACGGTGAAGCCCCAGGCCTCTGCCAGTTCGATAGCCTCCTGGTTATGCGTGCCGGTGTACCACATCGCCAGCACTGCGTTTTCGGCGGCAAGCTCCCACACAGGCAAGCGCTTGATGTCGATTAACTTCATGGTGGAGTAGTGATCGGCAGCGGCTCCGTTACTGATGGTGTTGCCGTAAGACCAAGGCGGGTCGGCGTAGATAAGAGAGTATTTTCCGGTCATACATCCTCCCGCTCCGGATCGTTAACATCCCAGCCATTACGCTCAATATTGGTTTGCAGCCGCTTATCTCCTACCTCTTCAATGCAGCGGCCGGTAATCTCAGCGACTTCAGCGTTTGAGTGTCGCTGCAGCATCGCCAGCTCTTCGAGAGACCACGCTTTCATAGCACTGACTCCATTTCGTCGATGTAGAGGCCCTGAGCAATGAGGCGACGACGGCGGGCGGCTCGCGCTATGCATTCCTGCCGTCTACCTTCCTGCGACTGCTCTATGGCGCGCCGGGTGAACAGGCGCGATTTGCCCTGTGGCGTTACGACCTTTGGTTTCGTGACCAGGTCGAAAGTGCGGTCGCAGATGCCGTCCTCGTTAAGCCATTTTTTTGACTCAACGATCTGAGCTATCTGTCCGGTGCCGCGAGTGTTGCCGTTGGCAACCCGGTTAAACTCAATGAGCGTTACGCCAAACTTCTCTGCGATTTCGCTGCCGGTTACCGGGCGGCCGCGCGTCTGAATCATCCAGATAACGCGCTCACGGAGGCCGGAGAATTGCCCGGTTCGCCCGGGCCTGCGATAGAAGGGTGTGCGTTTCATTCGAGCTCCAGTATGCGGCGCTTAATGTCCGCAACAAGTTCGAGGAAATCTTTTCTGCGTGCGCGAAGCCGTGCTATTTCTGATTCACATTCGGCAGATGTAAGGCGATAGACGATGAGCTGTTTACCATCCGGGAAGTCTGCGCAGTAGCTGATGAAGTCCACCCAATCTCTGCCAGAGCAATCAAGGTGACCGACAAGTTGCCATCTGTATGCCGTATCGAAGGAGCCGCGGGTGAGGGTGGAGTAGTGAGTGGCGGCAATGACCGACTTAATCTCAATGAGGCCGTCCTGTCCTACGAGTCCGTCAGGGCTGTCACCGTACGTTTCGTGATCAAAGAACCCGCCATTATCCACGTCGACGAAGTTCATCTCTTCGTACAGCATGCGGGCAATTGGCTCCTGTTCGTGCCCGCGCTCCATGTGCTCGTTTGAGAAGCCAAACTCAGACTTGCACCCCTTAATCTGCTCCAGAGCCAACTGTAGAGCGTAACGCTTGGCCGGTTCGCCAAACGCTTTCCCATCGTTAGCCATGATCAGGCCGAAGTTTGAAGCGGTGGCCTTACCCAGGCGAAGAGCATCCCACTCTTCACCATTTTGCTCGACGTCGTGCCAGATCATGATGAACACTCCTGTTCAAGTTGGCGGCGATGCTCTGGGGAAATGTCCATTCTCGCCAGCACTGCATCAAGGTTGCCGTCGCGTTTGAAGGCTGCCTTGGCGTTATTCCATGCCTGCGTTTTATCTGGCGAAAGCACCGGCTTTGTGACGCGCGCCGGGCTTAAGCGGAGACCTTCAACCGATTCCTTTCCGAACCGGACATTTTTATCGACGTAGACAGTGACCTTCACGCCAACCCAATCCTCAAGAAAGGGCGAGCCGGTGATGCTTTTCAGCATCTTGCTATTGGTTGCATTCAGAATCATAGGCTTAAGCTTTTCGCCAGGGCGAAGCTCGCGCTCTTCAAAATAAGCGGTGTTAAAAACGTCTTTGGATTTTTTTGTTTTGTCGTTTTCTAACGTTGCGCGGGCGATCGTCAGCACCGTTGGCTCAACGATGTCGGCGCTGCTCAGGTAAGGAGAGTCAAATGCCTTGCGGTAATGTGTTTTTGAATCTGTCATTTTGCAGCCTCTCTGATGAATCTGTTTACCAAAGGCCTGAGAGCATCCTGAATGGTGAAATGCTCGCGTCGCTCTTTGCTGCTGTCATAAATCGGTGTCCAGCCGCATCCCGTATTCACCTGGATCACCTGGTAACTACCTTTCCCATCTCTCCACTGAATTCCGTTCATCGAGAGCCACTCCTTAAAGTCGGCTAATTTCGATTTGTGGAGTAAATTTCTGCGGGCCATTAACTCTCTCCTTAAAACGGGCAGCCGGTACGGTGTTCCCAGTCGTATTCTGCCTGGGCGTAAGCAACTGCCGAAATGAAATCGTTGTAGGCCTCGCCAGCTTTATCGCTGCGAAGTCCTTCGTATGGTCTGGAGTCAATCGGGACCGTGAAGTGGAAGAGGCCGGACGGCTCTTTTGGCATCATGTCGATGATTTGCTGAGCCCGGTCGTCGATCCACTTCTCTTTCTCGTCGGTGAGTTGTTGTTCAACCCAGCGCCGATCTTCGATGCGGTCGTAAGTGAGGTATGCGTTCATGGTTGCCTCAATATTTGATGTGCGCGTCCTGCACTTTGCCGCCAGCGATCGCCAGCACTGCTTTCTGCGCGAATTCTTCGGGGATGCCCTGAGCAATCAGATCTGCGTAGACACGACGATTGACGGTGCGGCGGTGCTCTTTGTCTGCGGCTCGGCGCGCTTCTTCTTCAGCTTTGCGCTTCTCTTCGGCTAGGCGGGCTTCTTCTGCCTGTTTTGCCTTGAGGCGCTCAGCTTCCACTGCCGCGGCTTTTTCGCGCTCCGCCCGGGCTTCTGCTTCCTGTTTCTCGCGTGCCGCACGCTGTTCCGCTTCAATGCGCTGGCGTTCAGCCTGCTCTGCACGTGCTTTCTCTTCAGCTTCACGGCGCGCTGCAGCTTCTATCTCTGCTTTGTGCTTCGCTTCGGCATCGCGGCGGGCTTGTTCTGCCGCTTCGCGCTTAATGCGTTCTTCGTGCTCACGCTGAGCCTGTTCCGCCAGGCGGCGCTGCTCTTCGCGGTCACGGTCAAACTTGTCATTCATCAGCAGAGCCATTTCGTGGTCTGCCTCGATCTGCGCGGCGCGGTCACGGTCAAACTTGTCATTCATCAGCAGAGCCATTTCGTGGTCTGCCTCGATCTGCGCGGCGCGCTGACGGTCGAACTCTTCGTTCATCACCAGCGCTTCGGCGTGCATCGCGTTCATGGCTTCTTCAGCCTTGATGCGTTCCTGCTCGGCTTCCCATTCAGTGAGTGGGCGCCGGGTCGCATCGCGCAGCTCGTCACAGGCATCAACGAATCGCTTAATTTCGGCCTCAGCGGGACGCACAGCCTCTTTCAGACGCTTCAGGTACTCACGGCCCGGCTTTTCGATTGCCGTCTTGCTGCGGGATACCTGCGCCGCCAGAGAGGCGACACGGTCACGGCCTTTCTTCGTGGACAGGTCCGGCACTTCGTTTACTGCCTGGCGGATTTGCTCGAGATAAGCATCAAGGCCGCCCGCTACGTACAGCACCGGCGCCTGTTCCGTCTTGATTTCGATGACAGTTAAGTCCGTTACTTCGCTCATGGTTTCTCCTGAAATTTGGATGTGCAGATCCCGCCCGCAGAAAGCCAGGCCGATCGGTTGAATATGGTGGTTAGTGCTGGATAGGGTTGCCGTGACCGTCCAGAAGGACGTCAATCACGCAGTCACTTAGTCGGATGATTTCTGCATCGGTGTGCAGGTATACCCATTTACGCTCCTGAATGACTGCTGAAACGCGATAGGTGCGACCTTCATGCATTGCCATCATGCCGGGCGTGACGCACTGGCGAATGAGCGGGGTGGTTCCGTAGTGGTGCATCATACCTTCACCTCAACCTGTACCAGGAGGCCAGCGATATGCATCTGCCGGCGATTAAGTGTGAGCTTTTCCCGCGGTGCCGATACCGACGTCAGTTGCCACTCGTTATCGTTGAGCTTTTTGGCGGTGTACTGCTTGACGTTGTGGGTGACTGTCATGATGCCTCCCGGGCTTTGGCATTTGCCGCATTGATGGCGTCAATGTTCATTAGGCAGTAGATAGCGCATTCAGCGTCGTAATCACTCAACCCGCCGCTTGCCAGCTTATTAAGGGCAGCGCCAGTTAAGCCGATTTTGAAGCAGATAGAGCCGTGTTTAGGGCCATATCCATAGCGATGGTCTTCACGCTGATCGCTCCATTGGGCGTAATTTTTTGTGCCAAAATAGCGCTCGCTCAGGCGGGTAAACCCGGATGCAATGTCGTTAATCGCATCTTCAACACACCCGCGCCGCTCCGTGCTTTGTTTCGGGTCTCCGAAGTTAATGATCGTCATGCCATGCTGGACCATCTCAATCGTTAGGCCTTTATTGGCCTGGTTGATACCTTCAGACACAGCAATAAACTCCTTGCCGATGCGTGAGGTGTCATCAACAAACTTCGCCTTCAACTGAGCCAGTTCGGCTTCAATTGCCATTTTCTTTTTGGTCAATTCGATAAGAGTCATAATCATCTCCGCGCTTAAGGCCGCGCCGCCGAACGTTTAAACCCAATCCCCAGCAGGGGGTGCTATATCTGAGCAAACTCTGTGAATTTGCTTTGATATGGCGATAAAAAACCCGCCGTAGCGGGTCTTCAGAAATAGTCTTTATGGTCGTGCATCGCTCGCTGGAGGATCACCTTTGCATCTTCAAAGCTGGAAGATTCAAAAGCCTCTCTTATGGCCTTAGCCAGGCAAGTCGCATCGCTTTCATAGTCATCAGCTCTGCTTTCCCAGTTTGATGCCTCTTCTTCAGCCTCATAAAGGCGATCGCCATACTCGCACTCGAGTTCCTTGCGCACTTCATCACGAAGCTTCTCCTTGATAATTTCGGAGGCTTCTTAGATCGGCATTGTTTCCAGAATCGTCTCTGGCTGATGAGTGCCGTATTTCAGTGAGATGTCAGTAGCAAACATGCAACCTCCAAAAAAATGCCCGCGCGCTGGCGGGCCAAGAAGACTTTTCCAATCCAACCAGAACAGGATCATCGTCTCCTGTGCGGTTGAGATGGCAGTATTACCATCACCAAGCATCGGCGCCCGGTGCTTGAGGTTGGCTCTGTCGTTACCCGCTGATGCGGGAGAAATGCTTTGGTGATTGGATGGCCGGTGCTGAACTACTCCCGGCATTGATGATTTCTCGCTGGGTAAACCTGCCTCTCACCACTTTGCGAACCGTGCCCAGGCAGCTTGAGCATCATCATCTTGACGTCTCAGCGCATCAGCCTGCGCATTCATCCAATCCAAAAACATTCCCTGTTTTGGTCAGCGCCAACTCCCTGCCAGTGTTGCCCGTTCTCACGAGCGCCATCTTTCTCCGCGCTGAATCCTACTTATTTGCTTTTGGCTTACATGAAATTTCATTGCCAGCTCAGCTTGTGTACACTTCCCTTTCATTTCCCTAATGATCTCCACATCCCGTAGTTTTAATTTCGCTTGGTGATTTTTCTCACCAGGTCGCTTAGAACTACGCCCACGGGAAATCATGTCATTCATGTTTTCCTGTTGTGTGCCGGACTCTAAATGTTCAGGGTTGATGCAGCGTGGGTTATCACATTTGTGCCGTACAACAAGACCCTCCAAATCTGCCGGTTTCAGGTTATTTGCTTCCATAAAGACCACGCGATGAAGGCTTGTTGTACGTCCCTGATACCTGACAACAACATATCCTCCGCCCCTGATACTTCTTGTGCGACCATGATCCTGGCAAGGTGTATTAAGTTTCATATTCCTCCCATTTTCTTTACCGCTACCCCATCATGAGGAGACACTGGTAAAGATTCCCCGATGTTCGGGAACTGAGCAGCAAACCATTCCGGTGCGGAGTCCTCTTCGTGTGCTATACCCGCCACGCGTTACACACCTGCCTCAATCCCATTGGGCGCCATTTCAATTTGCCAGGAGCGCTCCGGGTGATTTGCTGCTTGACTGAATTCTTAATGAGCAGGCGACTTGCTGTCCGCCGCTGGCTAACTTCGCTCAGCTGTCGATGTTTTGTTTCGATGGGTTAAAGATACAGATAAAACTGTATTATCGTCAACAGACAAAACTGTATTTAATGGCGTAAAATACATATGTTTCTGTATTTGATTGAAAAATATTTTTGTTCAGACGAAAAAAAACCGGCAGAAGCCGGTGATTTTTTATAGGAGGGAAGGTCTGCTATCGCTTTCTGCGGTAGATGCGATGCTCAATCATAACGCCAATGATGGTCAATGGCTGGTGATCACTGTTAATGACAGGGTAATCATCATTTAGGGGGACTAATTCAAAGTGCTGGCATCCCATGGGGTCAATGTATGTTGGGCGATATTTTTTGAAAGTTGCCTGCGCTCCGCCGTTCCTTGCCACAACAAACTCCCCGGGAGTTGGCTCAACCTCGGGATCAACGATGATAATGTCCCCGGCCTTGAAATCAGGCTCCATCGAATCACCTTCTATGCGCAGCGCGAAGGTATATTCAGAAATATCAGAGTCCGTGAGGATGTACTCGAGATTCCCGTCGAAAGCCTCAATGGGATTTTTTTCGGCTAATGCGCCTGCCTGAACATAGCTTATCAACGGAACTCTCCTGCTGTTAACCTCTGCCACCGGCATAAAAGCGCCGCCATTCATCAGCCAGTCAGCATCGGATTTCAGAGCCTTGGCTATACCAATTATATTCCGTGGCTTAAGTGTTTTCCCATCTTCAATGCTCTGCCAAGATTGCTGCCGTATACCGGCCATTTCAGCTGCTTCTGCCTGGGTTAACCCCAGCTCAATTCTCTTCTGCTTTACGCGGTCCGCAAGGCTCATAAATACCTCTCTCTGTCCTCCCTGATAATCACAGTTAAAACTGTAATTGACAAACAGAAATAACTGTCAGAGAATACAGATAAAACTGTGGAGGAGATATGGAAACAATTTCTCAACGACTCAAGCAAAAACGTGAAGAGATGAATCTGTCTCAGGATCAGCTGGCGAAGCTGGCAGGAATGAAACAGCAATCTCTGCAGGCCATTGAGGCCGGGACAACAAAGCGCCCACGTTACCTGGTTGAGCTGGCGCGCGCCCTTAAGTGCGAGCCTGAATGGCTTCTCTTTGGCGACGAGCCAAATAAATCAACAGCCGCATGACCGGCGGCCATAACCAATTAAATCAGAGGAAGTATCGCAAATGGAAACCTTAACGACACGCAACAAAGCGGAGGCACGACGAATTGAGAGTTGGTTACACCGTCAGATTGCAGAGCTGGGAACAACCCGTATCGCCGAGGTTATCGGGGTCAACAAATCAACCGTAAGCCGGTGGCGGGAAAACCTGGTTCCGAACATGTCGCTGCTGCTGGCCATCCTGATTTCGAACCGGGATGGAGTGAAGGGAGATTTTGAAGCATGAACGCAGAAAGGGCGAAAGCCGCGGTGCGCGAACACCAACGGCTTTCAGGTGCAATAAACGTCAGTCAATTGCGAGGCAATTATGCCAAGTAAATCGAAGAGAGTAAACAAACCGGAGGTAGCACGTGAGCATGTCACTTATGGCGAAAGCAATGGGGGTCAAAGTGGGAAACTCACTGCGTAAGCTCGTCCTGATTAAGCTGGCTGATAACGCCAACGACAAAGGCGAATGCTGGCCTTCGTATCAACACATCGCCGACCAATGCGAATGCAGCCGAACGGCTGTTCGTAACCATATTGATGCGCTTGAAGAAATGGGTCTTATCAAGCGTGAGAACCGTGTCGGCGTCAACAACGGAAAAGGAAACACGTCAAATGTGTATTACCTGAAATTAGATGCCACCCCTATGCCATTAAATGGCACAGGGGTATGCCACGACGAAGCACACCCTATGCCACCAGATGGCACACCCCCTGTGCCACCAGATGGCACCAGAACCAGTCACTCTTTTGAACCAGTCACTGAACCTAACTCTCTCTCTGGGCGCGAAGGTTTTATGAGCGAATCCGCTAAGCGGCGGATCGGGATTTCACCAAACGGGGAGATTCCATTCCCGCCCCTGTTTAAGCCATCAGCAGATCACATTGCCATGGCTGCCGAGAAGGGGGTGAGCATTGAAACTGAGCTGCTGAACTTCCGGGACTATCACCTTTCCCGTGGCACGCAGCTAATCGACTGGAATTCGGCTTTCAGAGTCTGGATCCGGAATGCCAGGGTTAACCCGCTGGCTAAGCGTGGTCGTGCCGAGCAGGAAACGCCTCACTGGAACAGCCGCGAGGGATGGGAGGACTTCCTGTGAATAATCAGATTATGCAAGCCGTTAACGGCCGTGATGGCGCGCTACTTTCCAGAATGGCGAACGGAAGTACCGACCAGCAGAAGGTTATCAACCATGAGGCTGAGGGGCTTGTTGATTCTCTCTTTCGGCAGCTGAAGCAGATTTTCCCTGCGTCTACGCAGACAAACCTGAAAACTGACGCAGACGAGAAAACGGCAAAGCGTCAGTGGATCGCAGCGTTTTCAGAGAATGGGATCCGCACTCGCGAACAACTTTCCGCTGGTGTGCGTCATGCCCGCGCCAGTGAATCACCTTTCTGGCCGTCGCCTGGGCAATTCATCAAATGGTGCAAGGATAGCGGCACGGTGCTTGGCATTGGCCTGGCTGATGTGATGAATGAGTTCCATCGTTATAGCCGCGAAAAAGGGCTGCATACCGGCGGAGCAGAAGCTTTCCCGTGGTCTCATGACGTCATGTACTGGATTGTGACCGATACGCGCAGAGCGATGTACCAGCGCCAGCTGAGCGAGGCTGAAACTGAAAAATACGCGTCAAAAAAACTTGAGGAATGGGCGCTGAAAGTTGCTGGTGGGGAAAAAATACCATCTCCCGTCCTGGCGCTCGAGAATTCTGATGAAGTGATCCCGACAAATCACGTGAGCCGTCAGGCCGGTTATCACCCGGAAGGAAAAAGCTTCGGGTGCATGCCAAACGCAGCGACTCTCGGAGCTCTAACCCCGGCCCAATGGCTTTGGGAAGAGTATCAGCGCGGGAAAGAGAGAGGGCTTATCCAATGAAAGGCAAACAGGCAATTCTGCGTTATCTCGAAACGCACCGGACCTTCACCGCGAAGGATGTGGCCACAGATTGCGGCATGACCATCAACTGCATCACGAAGAACGCCATCGATCTGGAGCGAGCACGAAAGATTGTGCGTGTCAGCAAGGTCTGGCGAACGGTGACTTATCGCCTGGCGACGTCGGAAGAGCAGGCAGGGACGTCGCGCAACTGTACCAACATGATTTTCAGTGAATGCCGCCAGAGTCCGGCTATGCGTCGGGTATTAGCGTTTTACGGGAGAACATCAGCATGAACAGAGCCTCACCCGTTGACTTGAGGAAAAGCATAGAAATTGCTACCAACCTCGCACATATCGGGATTCGCTTTGTGCCGATCCCGGTGGAGACCGAAGAAGAGTTCCAGACGCTGGCCGCCGAGCTATCTCGACGGCTTGAAAATATGGCAGTCGAAGCAGAAAAGCATGAAGGCGGTGCAGTATGAGCATGACAACAGAACTGGCGCAGCGTGAAAAATTCGAAGCGTGGGCAGAAGAAGCCAGCGCTTTACCATGGGGTTATTTAAAGAAACGACGCAATCCAAGCGGTGGCGGTTACTCAGTGCAGGTTTTCACTTATATGTGGACAGCATGGCAAGCGGCTAGCGCTGAGCTGGTAGAGGCGCTGGAAGCCAGAGATAAGCAGATTGCTGATAGTGAAAATCGAGTAGGCAAGCAGAACCGCCATGTTTGCGAGTTGTTTGATGATAACACCGCCTTACGCCAGCGGATTATTGAGCTGGAAGAGAAGCTCGAAACAGTCGACAAGTTGCAGGACAGCGCCTTTCGTCATGGTCTTCAGCATGGCTTCAGTTTAGGTCAAACGGATAATCAGGCTGGATTTGAAGAGTGCTTATCTGCCTATGGCACCGGTAAAGGAGAGTGAATGTGAAAAATTATCTCAGCAATTTAGCCAGCATGCTTCAGGGGATTGCAGGTGTCATTTCAGACGGCGAGCGGGTGCAGAAAGAGTGCCCTGCGCACTTAAAGTCAGCACTACTCGAGGCTTCTCACGCGCTAGATGGTCAATCGGTCAGGGTCAATTATCCGCCTAATGGAAAGCCTGAAATTGTTAATGCCCGCGGACACCATCGACCGCTTACCTTCCGGGAACGAGTGGCAATCCGCTTACTTGGTGGCAGGACGGAGATTCGCCCATGAGCACTATTACCAAAGAACTGGCAAAGCTGTTCAGAAAAATTACGAATTCTGAAATTGATGCGGAGGGAAACGCTCATGTTGTTTTATCTCCTGCTGATAGCCTCCTGATTAATAATGCGCGTATCGCGCTGGCATCGCTCGAAGCGGAGCCTGTGGCGTGGGCGCACAGATTAATCAACAAGCGTAACGGAGTCGTTCACCCTTGGGTTTACGGTAGCGCAGAGGCGTGTCCAAGCGAGGGGGATATCTTCAATATTGAGGTAATGCCGCTCTACACCGTCCATCCAGCGCCGGTATCTGTGCCCGATGCGATGGAAATGGATGATGACTTTGACAGCGCGTTTGAACACGGAAAAGCTGTCGGCTGGAACGCCTGCCGCGCCGCCATGCTCAACCATTCCGATGATGATCGCGATATGGTCGAACTTGTAAGGACTGCTTACAAGTTGCCATCCACGCGGTTTCAGCAGGTAGCTGACCTGTACGGGGTCACCTCGCCAACCGGCAGTGAAACGTCATTCACGTTTGATGCTTTTGAGGCCTCCAGTTTTGCCAAAAGCGGTTGGGCGGTGCAGGAATACGTCGAACTGGAGCGATATCAGGAGGCGGTGGCTGGCAACTCTCCGGCAATTCCGGATGGTTGGCAGTTGGTTCCGGTTGAGCCAACGAAAGAGATGATTGATGCCGGGTGGTTGCATTTTATTGGCACCAAAAACCCATCATATAAGGGAACTTACAAGGTCATGCTCGCAGCAGCACCGCAGCAGGAGTAATTGACACAAACAGATATCCGGGGCTATATTCCCTGTGCAGCCGCAAAATCGGTTGTCGGGATTGAGACCCCGGATATCTAAGAGACGCATAGCCGCGTTAGCGGTTTTTTTATGCGCTAAGCACAGCCACATTCGCGATTTATGGTGGGCTGTGTGGGGCAACCGAAAGGTTGGCCGGGTTCTCTTAGCCGGTAGTCTCAACCCTGCACAGTTCACCACCCAATGATTGAGACCAGACGGTGGTGATTATCCTGACTAAGAGGACATCACAATGACTTCTCAACTTATTCCCGTATTCAACGGCACCATCTCCAGCGAATCTGCTTTACTTGTCAACGCGCGAGATCTGCATGCTTTTCTCGGTGTTAAACGTGACTTTTCAACGTGGATAAAAAACCGAATCACTGAGTACGGATTTCTCATCGATGCCGATTATGTATTGGTTCACCAAAGCGGGGGGATCAATGTTGGGCGCGGTGGCGACCGCCGTAGCAAGGATTACCATCTCACCATCGACACTGCGAAAGAGTTGGCAATGGTTGAGCGCAACGAAAAAGGGCGGGAGATCCGCCGGTACTTCATCGAGTGTGAAAAACGCCTGACGCAGAAAACCACGCAACCAGCAACCCGTCCAGTCCACCGCCATAACGCACCAACATTCCGCTACATCATCACACTGACCTACAAAGATGTGGTGACCGGTCAGGAAGAAACTTTTCGTGGCGGGGCTAATTCACCAGGTGAAATCATTCAGGGCACAGCTAAGCGTTTCGGTATCTTCGTATCGGAGATGATTACCATGCCTGTCGGCGCATATTACTGATTTTTGATAATCACCAATCAAAACATCTGCTATAATCATGGGGTCAGCGGCCTGAACACCCGCTGATACCCAATCCCCAGCGTCGTGAAGAGGAAACCTCATGGCGCTGTATGAAGTTACAATCCGACCTCTTTCACAGATGCTTTCTGGCACCTGTGATTTTCTGCATTCTGCGTTTGGCCTCTGCGGAGGTGAAGCGTGAACATCCCTCAATGCGGTATCAAGCTGCACTCCGGTAATTTCGCCGCTATTGGCAAGCTCCTGCAAGAGCAGCTCGAATCTGGCCGCCCATTGCGTTTGCAGGTCAAAGAGTGGCGCGAGAAACGCAGCATCTCTCAGAACTCACTTTCCCATATGTGGTACCAGGAAATCAGCGAATACCTGATCGCTTCCGGTCGCACAGACGCCACCCCTGATTGGGTTAAGCGCAACCTCAAAAAGACCTACCTCGGATGCGAAGAAGTCACCTACACCGATTTCATAACCGGTACCAAAGAAACCACCTGGGAGCCTCGCCATACATCGCAACTTGATACCGGAGAAATGCAATCTTCCTGTGCAAAGTCGAAGCGTGGTGCGCTCAGTTTGGCCTGGCGCTGACGATTCCTAGCGGCTGCGAATTCCAGCAGTTGCGCGATAAGCAGGAGGCCTGATGAGTATTTATCAACGCATTAACGGTGCTGACTGGCGCAATATTTGGGTGGTTGGCGATCTGCATGGTTGCTACACAAACCTGATGGGCAAGCTGGAAGACCTAAACTTCGATCCGACTCATGACCTTCTTATATCCGTCGGTGACCTCATCGACCGCGGAGCCGAAAATGTCGAGTGCCTTGACCTGATTACTATGCCGTGGTTCCGAGCTGTGCGCGGCAACCATGAGCAGATGATGATTGATGGGCTATCTGAGTATGGGAACGTCAATCACTGGCTGGTAAATGGTGGTGGTTGGTTCTTCAATCTCGACTATGACAAAGAAGTGCTGGCAAAGGCGTTAGTGCATAAGGCCGCTGAACTTCCTCTGATCATCGAACTGGTGACCGGAAATCGCAAAGTGGTCATCTGCCATGCTGACTACCCGTACAACGAGTACGAGTTCGATAAGCCAGTGTCAGAGGAAATGGTAATTTGGAATCGTGAGAGAGTGAGCGATGCGATGGACGGAATCACCTCAGAAATAACCGGTGCTGACCTCTTCATTTTCGGGCATACCCCGGCGCGCCAGCCTCTGAAATATGCAAACCAGATGTACATCGATACCGGTGCTGTGTTCTGCGGAAACCTGACGCTGGTACAGGTTCAAGGTGGTGACCATGCGTAATCCAGCCCGCCGTAAGTGCAAAGTTTGTGATGAGTGGTTCGTGCCGAAATATCACGATATCCGGATCCGCTGGTGTTGCCAGGAGCATGGCGTCATCCTGGCAATTGAAGAGCGAGCCAAGGAGAAAGTGAAGGAAGCCGCAAAGCGTATCAAAGAGCAGAAAGAGGCCGAGAAGGCAGGGCGCAAGCGTCGCAAGGAGCGACTGGCAGAGCTACGTCCCGCCGGTTATTACAAGGCGCAGGCTCAACAAGCATTCAACGCCTTCATCCGTGCCAGAGATGTCGATCTTCCCTGCATCAGCTGCGGAGAGACAAATCCGCCTGATCTGCATGGCGGGCAGTGGGATTGCGGCCACTTCAAAACGGTTGGTGCTAACCCTGAGCTGCGCTTTGAAGAGCGCAATGCCCATAAACAATGCAAATCCTGCAATGCCGGTTCCGGCAAGTACACAGCTAAAGAGGCCACGGTAGCGAAGAACTATGAGTCCGGACTGATCGCTCGTTACGGGCAGGAGTATGTCGACTGGCTGAACGGGCCTCATAAAATGACCAATTACCGCCGCGATGACTTCATCCGGATCCGAGACGAGTACCGAGCAAAGCTGAAAGAGCTGAAACAGCAGGAGGCCGCATGACCCGCGACCAGATATCCCGATACCAGGCCGAAAGCGTCATGCGCGCCAGGATGCCGCCAGTAGCAAAGCACAGCCAGAACAAACAACCTCAGAAGGAAGCCGCTTAATGAACCTTGAGAACACGCTGAAGTTCCACTTCGCAAAATCAACCATGATCAGTGACTCTCCTCGCGCTACTGCGTCTGACTCTCTGACTGGTACGGACGTAATGGCAGCCATGGGGATGACTCAGGAACGAGCATCGATGGGATACAGCGCTTTCCTGGGGAAAATGGGTATCAGCACTCATGACCGAGATAAGGCGATCTCGCTGCTGGCAGAGTACGCGCTGACCAAATGTGACAAGGTGGCCGCGCTGCGCAAACTTGATTCTGATATTAAGCCAAAGGTCATGCAACTGCTCGCAACCTTTGCCTTTGAAGACTATTCCCGCAGCGCTGCCAGCACCCGTACATGCGACTGCTGCAATGGTGATCGCTTCGTTGAGGCTGAAGTCATGACCATGAAGTACATCGGTAGGCCGAATCTGAAAGAGAAGCGAGAGACCGTCAAAGTGCTGTGCCACAAATGCAAAGGGAAGGGCGTTATCAGCAACGCATGCCGCTGTAATGGGAAGGGTGTTGTCCTGGACGAAGAGAAAACCAAACAGCAAGGCGGCGTACCGGTACATAAAACCTGTTCCCGCTGTAATGGGCGAGGCTACTCCCGACTACTGCCGGAAAGCGTCCGCAAATTCATTAGCGATAACGTTATCGATATCCCGGAAACCACATGGCGCCGATCCTACAAAGACTTCTTCGAAAGCCTTGTAGGAGAGTGCATTAAGCAAGAAGAGTTTGCCAACAACATGCTAAAGAAAGTGACTCAGTGAGAAATATTTCCTACAGGATTAACTTTCTGTAGGAAATATATTTACAAAGTGGCGATATTTGGTTAATATCGATTATAACGATGGGTTAATGCCTTCGTTGAGGTGATGAAGTGCAAGATGACAGCGCTCATGAATCGGGGACATCGAAAGCCCAAAAGCTGAATTGTGTGGCGACAGCCAAAACGCGACTTGAGCCATCACCAAAAATCCAAGCCTGAGGTTCGCGCCTCGGGCTTTTTATTTGCCTGTAGCTCAGTGGAAAGAGCAACCGCCTTCTAAGCGGTTTGTCGCTGGTTCGAATCCAGCCAGGTGAGCCAAACCCAGCCAGGGTATTTACGGCCAGAGAGCCGGCATTGCCTTACCCTCATCTTCCCGGCCTGTCGCCGGGTTTTTTATTTGCGATGTCCGGTCGTTGTTTCCTGTCATCCTTCCACTCTACACAAACAGCACCCCGTTTTTTCGGAGGTGATATGGCTAAACGTATGCAAGATAAAGAAAGCATTGCCGGAGTGTCATGGCTGATTGTCCTTGCTCTGTCATGCTGGGGCGGCCTGGTCAGATACCTTATTGACGTGAAGCAGAACAAAGCCGCCTGGAGCTGGGTCAATGCGTTGGCGCAAATTGCAGTGTCCGGCTTTACCGGACTCATTGGTGGCCTAATCAGCGTAGAAAGTGGGCTGAGCCTTTACATGATTCTGGTTACGTCAGGCATTAGCGGGGCGATGGGCTCCGTGGCTCTGACCTATTTCTGGGAACGTCTGACGGGGATGAAGAATGCAAACCAGTGATAAAGGCATTGCCCTGATCAAGCAGTTCGAAGGCTGCAAGCTCACCGCGTATCAGGACAGCGTCGGAGTGTGGACGATCGGCTATGGCTGGACCAAGCCTGTCGACGGCAAACCGATCCGAGCCGGGATGACGATTAAGCAGGAAACTGCAGAACGCCTGCTGAAGACCGGGCTGGTCAGCTATGAAAACGACGTGTCCCGCCTGGTCAAAGTTGACCTGACTCAGGGGCAATTCGATGCTCTGGTGTCGTTCACTTACAACCTCGGCGCCCGGTCACTGTCGACATCGACCCTTCTGCGAAAACTCAACGCCGGTGATTACGCTGGTGCTGCTGATGAATTCCTGCGCTGGAATAAAGCTGGTGGCAAAGTCCTGAATGGGCTAACCCGTCGTCGTGAGGCGGAGCGTGCTCTGTTCCTGTCGTGATAGCGGCACTGGCAAAGCGTTATTGGTTGCAGCTGCTGGTGCTGGCGTTAATCGGCGTTCTGGCGTTCCTCGTTAACAAATACCGCGATAACGCCATCACCTACAAAGACCAGCGCGATAAGGCTACTGAGAAGCTAAGCCTGGCGAACGCCACTATCAAAGACATGCAGACTCGCCAGCGTGATGTCGCTGCACTGGATGCCAAATATACGAAGGAATTGTCTGATGCGAAAAAAACCATTAACGATTTGCGTCGGGATGTCGATTCTGGCGCTAAACGGCTGCGCATCGCCGCAACCTGCCCTGGAGTGTCCAAAGCCACCTCCGCCACCGGCGTGGATGATGCAGGAACCCCCGAACTTACTCCAGACGCTCGACGGAATTATTTCGATCACCGGGACGGAATCGAAACCGTTAACAAAATGATTCACGGCATGCAGGAATACATCGATACGCAGTGCCTGAAGTAACCAAGCCTCGCCATCGTGTGGGGCTTTTTGTTGTAACCAGAAGACGAAGAAGGAAGTAACAATGTTCACTGTAAAAACCATTATCAATGGTGTAACCCATATCTGCGAGTTGCCTACATTCACAGTAGCTAGACCTGACTCAGAACGATTTGACGACATCCTCAAGCTTACAAATGACCATTCTAACCCTGACTTTGCTATCTGGCTCCCGGATGTGTATGCCGACCCAGAGTGCAAACACGCACTCCAGGGAGAGGAGTTGATTGTCAGTGAGCGCGATGGCGTATTGGACCATGATGCCATCGCTGTCCTTATTGAAGACTTCGAAAGTCCTGAGCATGCAAAGAAGCGCGCCTTTGATGGCATCCGTTACCAGTTCATCTATCCGGGCGACCAGGTTTACGTGATGAACTCTCACGGCTCAACCATCGAAACTGTTAAGTAGGGCATTACAGGAGCCCTTCACTGAGGGGCTTCGATAATGATCTGTGTAACCCCGTAAGGATGGTGATCACATCTTGCTGACGGGTAAGCCGTAAGTGGCTAAGCACTTCTGAGAAGCAGGGCAACAGCTGCGACAAGGCAAAGAGGTAATCATGTCCGACATCTACCAAATCACGCTAACTACCCAAACAGGCGAAACCTTCACGGGCAAGATGTCACGACGTCAGCCTGAGCTGGTTAACGGCTTTGTACCGCTGGCGACCGAGACTGGGCAGTGGCTGTATTTCGCTCCTGCCGATGTAAAGCGAGTGGAGTTCACGCCAGTACCAGCAGAGGAAGACACCAATGGCGACGTGCAGACTGTCAGTTGAAATCAAGAGCAGGTGGTGGGTTCCTGTCTATCTCAGGACGCTGACACTGCTCTGCTTGATGATGCGGTGCGAGCCTGATTACCAAAAGGTGGGTAACTTCATCGTTAAGTATGGCATTAGCCAGAAGTTGAAGTATGAGCCTGTAAAGAGATAACGGAGTAACGAATGAGCAAACCGGACTGGGAGGCCATCGAGACGGCGTACCGGGCCGGAGTGATGTCCCTCCGAGAAATAGCATCACAACACGGCATCAGCGAAGGCGCTATCCGTAAGCGTGCCAAACGTGATGAATGGTCTCGTGACCTCAATGCGAAGGTGAAAGAGCGTGCAGACGATCTGGTACGCAAAGCCGAGGTACGCAAACAGGTACGCAGCGAAACGGTACTTTCTGAGCGCGTACTAATCGAGGCCACTGCCGAGGTGATTGCTACGGTGCGCATGGAGCATCGCGGTGACATACGGCGAGCCAGGGAGATCACCAATGCTCTGTTTGATGAGTTGGGCGCTGAGTGTGCGGACGTAGCTTCTCTTCGTAAGCTGGGCGAGCTGATGCTTGAGCCGGACGAGAATGGACGCGATAAGCTCAACGAGATTTACCACTCAATTATCAGCATGCCGGAACGAGTCAAAGCAGTGAAAGCGTTGAGTGATGCGATGAAAAACCTTGTCGGCCTTGAGCGCCAGGCATATGACATTGGCGAGAAAGAGCCTGCTAAGGACGTCACTCACAACGTAATGCTGGTACCAACCAGCGACAATGTGGATAGCTGGGAAGCTGCAGCACAGAAACAACAGAGCGAGGTTCTTGGTGGATGAATTACAAAGCCGTCTGGAAACCTTTGCCGGGATCGCAATCGCTCTCCCTTAGCTGTCCGTGTAACGAAGTCCTCTATGAAGGTACGCGCGGACCGGGTAAAACTGCCGCGCAGCTGGCGCGCTTTCGTCGCCTGGTTGGTCTGGGCTACGGCTCGTTCTGGCGCGGTGTCATTTTCGATACCGAGTATAAAAACCTCACCGACATCATCACCCAGTCGAAGCGTATGTATCGCCTATTTAATGACGGTGCGCGCTATCTGGCGTCAGCATCCGAGCTGCGCTGGGTATGGCCGACTGGAGAAGAACTCCTGTTTCGCTTCGGCAAGGAGGAGGGCGATTACTGGGATTATCACGGGCAGGAATTCCCGTTCATCGGTTTCAACGAACTGACCAAGCAGCAGTCATCTGAGTTTTACGAGATGATGTTTTCCTGCCGGCGCTCATCGTTCCGGCCAGAGAATTACCCGCTGGAAGATGGTTCATTACTTAAGCCGATCCCGCTGGAGACTTTCAGCACCACAAACCCGTTCGGCATCGGCCACACCTGGGTAAAAAAACGATTCATTGAGCCGGCGCCGCGCGGCACTATCATTCGCGAAACACAGAAGGTGTTCAACCCGCAGACCGAGCGTGAAGAGGACGTCACGCTTACCCGCGTTGCGATTCACGGCTCGTTCAAAGAGAACCCGTACCTCGATCCGCAGTACATCGCAACGCTGATGGCCATCAAAGACCCGAATCGCCGTAAGGCGTGGGTTGATGGCTCGTGGGATGTTACCAGCGGCGGACGTTTCGACCATCTGTGGAATGCCTCGCATCATGTCATCAAGCCATTCCGCATACCGGATAGCTGGACGGTCGACCGCTCGCATGACTGGGGCGAATCGAAACCGTTTTCCAACCTCTGGTGGGCACGATCCGACGGAACCGCCGCAGAGCTGCCTGATGGTCGCCAGTTCTGCCCGCCAGCCGGGTCGCTGATCCTGATTGGCGAGTGGTATGGCTGTCCACCTGACGAGCTGAACAAAGGGCTCAATATGAGCTCGACAAACGTCGCCAAGGGTGTGGCCTGGATTGATAAGCGGCTGATGGGCGAAGAGCTGCCTGAACCTGAAGAGATAAAACTCAATGGGATAACTCAGGGGCAACTGAACATCATGCCCGGTATCTGCAAAAAGGTTGTGCCGGGCCCAGCTGACGGTGCCATCTACAACACTGGCGATGACGAGCTCTCTATTGCCCAGAAGATGGAATCGCAGGGCGTTAAGTGGGTTCCATCCAACAAGAAACCGGGATCGCGCGTAAACGGATCGGCCCTCTTTGCTGACATGCTGGAGGCCGTCCTTGAGGGTAAGAAGCTGGAATCTGGTGTACCTGAGAAACCAGCATTCTACGTCTTCGACTATTGCCGCGGCTGGATAAGCCGTGTTCCGGTGCTCGTTCGCGACAGTAAGAACCCTGATGACGTAGACACTCAGCAGGAAGATCACGACTGGGATGGCACTCGATATGCCGTCCTGCATTCACCGCCGAAGAAAGTCGGCAAAGTCACCAACCTACGGATGTAACTCCATGCCTGACATCTCAACACCCAATCTGGACTATGGGAACATGGTCGAGGCGTGGGATATCAACGACGCCCTGATGGGCGGCACGCTCTATATGCGACAGCTTGGAGAGTCTTATCTCCCGCGCTGGCCAAAAGAAGACAAAGAGGACTACAAAAAACGCCTCGCCGTGGCCACGCTTCTGCCAGCCTACGAAGAGACCATTAAGCAAAACATCGGGCGTGTATTCGCCGAGCCCATTAAGATTGCCGAGAATGTGCCTGATCAGCTGCGAGAGTATGCGAAAAACTTCGACCTTGAGGGGACGCGCCTGGACGTATGGGCGCAGGCATTCTTCGGTCTGGCGATGCAGTATGGACTCTCCCACGCGCTGGTGGATTATCCCAGGGTGGACACCGAAAAGGTGAAAACCAAAGCTGAAGAGAAAGCTACCGGCGCGCGCCCCTATGTCACCATGCTTAATCCACGCCAGGTAATTGGCTGGAAGTCGAAAATGGTGGACGGCAAAGTGGTGCTGACTGCGCTGCGTATCAAAGAGGTTGTGGTCGAAGACGGCGACGACTTCGGGCAGACCAAGGTCGAGCAAATACGGTACCTGACACCTGGAAAGGTGGAAATTTACCGCAAGGCCAAAGATGCTGACGGTGCCGCGAACTGGGCGCTATTCGAGGAGTGGCAGACATCCCGCCAGGATATCACTCTGGTCACGCTCTACACCAAGCGCACCGGGTTTATGTGCGGATCACCGCCACTGCTCAACATGGCCCTGCTGAACATCAAGCATTGGCAGAGCCAGAGCGAGCAGGACAACATTCTGCACGTCGCCAGGGTGCCGTTGCTCACGGTGTTCGGTTTGGAAGAGGGGCAAGAGCTGATAATTGGCTCGTCTTCAGCTACGTCGTTCACTGATCGGCAAAAGCAGGGTCTGGAATACGTCGAGCATACAGGCTCCTCCATCGGTGCTGGTAAAGAGTCGCTGGCAGAACTTGTGGAGCAGATGCGCCAGGCGGGCGCGAAGTTGCTGCGTACAGAGAACACCTCTACCAAATCGGTAGACCAGACCTCTGAAGAGAAAATGCAGGAGCAGTCACCGCTCTACACCATGGCTACCAGCCTTGAAGATGCGATCGACAACATCCTGCAAATCATGGCTGAGTACATCGGCGAGAAAGATGGTGGCAACGTAGATGTCCGCACTGAGCTGGATGTCGAATCGACCGTATTCAATCCGTCCGCCGCGCTTGCCATCCAGGCACTGCGCCAGGGTGGTGATATCCGTCGAGCTGATGCGATTAAATCGCTACAGAAGTTGAACATTATTGATGCCGATGCGGATCCTGATGTGGTTCTGAGCGAGTTGCTTGCTGAGTCAGCATCTCTGACTGAACCGCCACCGGGCGAGGTGTGATATGGCTCGTTCGGTAAACGACAGGTTGCAGGACGAGACCATAGCTCACGGACTTTACGTGACGCGCTACGGGACGGGTGTTGCCCGACGAATGGTGGGGCTGCTTAACAGGATGGATGCTGATCTGGCTGCCCGGCTGCTTGTTCTGCTGGAGGGTAAGCGCGCTGATACCTACAGCGCTCGCCGCCTGGCTTCGCTGCTGGCTGGTGTGCGCGACCTGAATCAACAGGCCTATGAACCGGTGAATGCTGCGCTGGCACGTGAACTGACGCGCTACGTTGAATATGAGGCCGGGTATCAGCTGGACCTGTTCAGCAGCATCATCCCGAAGCAGATCCTTAAGCATGTGCCGTTGCAAAGCATCGCACCTGAGCAGGTCTACGCCGCAGCAGCAGCGCAGCCATTCCAGGGGAGATTGCTGAAGGAGTGGGGCCAGAAGCTTGAAGCCGACCGGCTGGACAAAATCACAAATGCTGTGCGCTCCGGTTTCCTCCAGGGCGAGACGGTAGAACAGATTGTCCGGCGCGCTGCTGGCACGCCAAAACTCAACCGTGAAGACGGGGTGATCAACGCATCCCGGCGCGACATGGCGGTGGTGACCCGCACCGCTGTGAATCACATGGCCGCCACGGCGCGCCAGGAGTTCGCACAGGCCAACAGCGATATCGTGAAGGCCAAACAGTGGTCGTCCACGCTGGATACACATACCAGCCAGTGGTGCATTATCCGCGACCGCAAGCTCTACACCCTCGACGGCAAGCCGCTGGGCCATGTGGTGCCGTATCTCAGAGGGCCTGGAAAAATCCACTTTTGCGCGGTACCAAAAGGGACCATCATCACAACTGACAATGGCCCCAAAGCGGTGGAACATATCGAACTTGGGGATAGGGCTTTAACCCATAAAGGGTGCTTTGAGCCGGTCATGCAGAAGGTCAGAAAGGCTGCTAATGGTCTCCCTGTCATTAAGATCCAGGATGATACCGGTAGGGTTCTTTTGATAACGCACGATCACCCGGTATTGACGCTTGAAGGGTGGAAATTTGCAGGAGCTCTCAAAGTTGGGGACAAACTTTTCCATCATGGAAAAGAGGTGGTGCCAGTAATCAACGGAAGTGGCCTTGTCACATCTCATGCGCAGGATTACCCAGCCAGACTCCGCCAAACTCTCATCGCGCTTCTGAGAACGACCGAGCTTGTGCCCGCCGACGTCGATTTCGATAGCCACGCCGAGGGATGGGATCGCAAAGTCGAGCAGATAGTGTTCGAAAAGGTGCTGGTGAACCCATCTATCATCATGGGAGAGAGCGAGAAGCATCATTTGCTCGCGATCGCTAATCTTCTCTCTGAATTGGGGTTGCAGCGTTTTGGCTATTTTCTCTCGGTATTCATGGCTAACGTGGCGGCTCTTCATTCGTTCGCTGACTCTCTCGAAATGACCATTGGCAAGATTGGTTGACTTGATTCTTTCCACGACATCTCTGTTTTGAGTGGGGTTGTTCGCGGTCATGCGAGCGGAGTGGGCGGCCATGACGTCGCTGTTTTCCTTTCTGAGCCCAAAGAAGTGGTGATCGGCTCCGCTGTGGTAGGTGGTAATTCCGCGGTCGATGCTGACACGCTGCTGCTCAGCTCTAGTACGCGTTCTGATGCCGTGCTTAATGGCTGCTCGGGAGACAACACCATTGCCGAGCCCGTACAGCCTCTCGATTTCACGCAAAGAAAGGCCCTTGCCCCAATGCTCGAACTGGATGAGGAATGCGTAATCAATAACTTTTCTCATGGCACTATTGAATCCATTTTTGTTGTCGATAATAGGAATGAATTATACGACCTTTCTGTTGGTGAGGCTAATTCATACTTCGCTAACGGCTTGCTCGTATCAAACTGTCGCTCCGGTGAAATCCTGATTACCAAATCGTGGGAAGAGATGCAGATAGCCTCAGGCGAACTGAGCAGCGCTACACGCGCCTCGATGGATGGGCAGGTACCAGCGCATACCAGCTATGCCGATTGGCTTACCCGGCAACCGTACGCACGGCAGGAGCAGGTGCTGGGTGTTACCCGCGCCATGATGCTACGTGACGGCAAAATCACGGTGCCGGAAATGTTCACCGATAAAGGTGAGTTCATGACTCTGGACGAACTGCGCCGCGTGGATGCGTCGGCGTTCGAATAACTGATAAAGGTAAAAACCAATGACTCAACATATTGGCGTGAAGCTTATCAATGCTTACCCGATGAACCGTCAGGCTTATAACGATTTTCGCGGCTGGCAGTTGCCAGGTGATGAAAATGGCAGCGATGAAGGCTATCTCGTCGAGTATCTGGATGGCGGAAAGCCAAATACCGAGCGCTTTAATGGGTATGTGAGCTGGAGTCCAAAAGAGGTGTTCGACAAAGCCTACCGACCAGTATCGGGCCTTAGCTTCGGATTGGCTGTCGAGGCTCTGAAATCAGGAAAGCGTGTCACCCGGGCAGGCTGGAACGGCAAGGGCCTGTGGCTTGAGCTGGTCCAGCAGTCGCCATCTGTGGACCTGCCGTACATTCGTTTAATTTATCCGGTGCCATGCAATGGTGCTATGCCATACCCAAATGGCGCTCGCGTGCCTTGGGCACCAAGCCAAACCGACGTCTTAGCTGATGACTGGCAGATTATCTAAACCAGTTACTTATCGTTTTAGCAGGTCGCCTCCGAGCGGCCTTTTTTATGCCTGCCGCTGAGCGGATGCGACGCGGTGACCGGGTCGGATGACCTATTACCAATGGCCGGAAGGCTGGAGCAAAAACAATGAAACTGAAACTTGATGCTAACGGAAATGTGGTCGTTGAAAACGGTATGCCTGTGTACATCCATGAAGATGGCAAAGAGATCCCGTTCGACGCAGCCGCAGCGATGACCAAAATCACCTCCCTGAATGGTGAAGCTAAAACTCACCGTGAAGCGAAGGAGGCGGCGGAAGCCAGTCTCGCGAAATTCTCTGGCATCACCGATCCGACCAAGGCGCTCGAAGCCCTGGAGATGATGACCAAAATCGACCAGAAAAAACTGATCGACGCTGGCGCTGTTGACCAGGTTAAGGCTGAGATTACCAAGGTATTCCAGCAGCAGCTGGATGAAGCGAACGGCAAGACCAAACAGCTCGAAAGCCAGCTCTACGACGAGATGATCGGCGGCCGCTTCGGTGGCTCCAGATTCATTTCAGAGAAGATGGCGATCCCGGCTGAGTTCGTGCGTTCGTACTTCGGGCAGAACTTCAAAATCGAAGACGGCAAGGTCGTGGCCTTCGACGGTCAGGGCAATAAGGTGTTCTCTCGCACCAAGCCTGGCGAGCTGGCTAGCTTCGATGAAGCGCTGGAATCTCTGGTCGAGTCGCATCCGCAGAAAGACTACATCCTCAAATCGTCCGGCAACAGCGGCGGTGACTCCCACCAGTCGCAGCATCAGGCCGGGCAAAAAACCATGAAACGCGGTGCGTTTGATTCCCTGGATAACGCTGGCAAGCAAGCAGCGCTGAAAGACGGCGTCAGCATCGTCGATTAATCGAGCCACGCCCATGTTTTTCTGGTTTTTATGCTGTGAATAGCTCTGGTTGATACTGAGTACATATCAGCTAATTCTCGCAATGTGTGGGAGTCTATAAGTTTCCTGATCTCCCGCACTTGCTCAACAGTTAGCTTGTGATTCCATTGAGCCTCGCCTCTATTTGATGTGCCGTGCAGGACTCTGTCGCCCTGATTTTCCTCTGGGGTTGCCCAGTAAAGGTGTCGTGGATTAACACATCCTTCATGTCCTTTACCACAACTGTGAGCAGATTCATGGCGTTGGGTTGGTGGCTCACCATGGGCAGCGATACACATTGCCCTTGAGGCGGTTATTAGCCGCTCAGTTCCTGATTCATGAATGCGCCCGTAGCCGTCTTTTTTATCTCGGTGGAAAGGCCAGATTAAACATTCATCAGAATCATAATCTTTATGCGTTTCAATAAAGTCTTTTGCAGGTGATGGAGTCTGTTTAACAACCAAAGGGTCTCCAGATCGTTTAACTCGCAGATAGTGCATTGAGCAATATCCACGTTTACCGCCATTAGTACGGTTAGCGCTTCTTTCGCAGTCCTCAACCAAACATTTTTTAAATTCAAAAGGTTTTGCGATCTTTTTGTACGTCATCGCATCACCATAAATTCGGATGCGCTGGTAATGGGCCGAGCAATATCCTTTTTTACCATGCGCCTTTGAATCAGCATCGCGATCACAGCCATCAATCAGACATTTTTTCAATTTTGATTACCATTTATAACAGATGTAATCCCTAGCTTATCCTTGGAAGAGGTGCGGCGCAAGCTCTGGATAGAGCAAATATCAATCCATTGAATCATAAGGACAATCTAGTGAATACTCTCACAAATTTAATCCCGACCATCTATACCGCGCTGGACGTAGTGTCCCGCGAGCAAACTGGTTTTATTCCTGCGGTGGCTCGTGACGCGAAAGCGGATGCTGCTGCAAAAGACCAGACCGTACGTGCGCCAGTCGCACCTGCAGCCACCACTGAAGATATTGTCCCTGGTCCGTCAGCACCTAATTCTGGCGACCAGACCATCGGTGGTGTGGATGTCAAAATCACCAAATCCAAGATGGCCCCGGTCAAATGGGATGGTGAAGAGCAATTGGCTTTGGGCCCGGCTGGTACCTACAACACCATCCTGGCTGACCAGTTCAAGCAGGCTTTCCGAGCGCTGGCGAACGAAGTGGATGCAGACCTCGCTGCGCTGTACCTCAACTCCTCCCGCGCTGTTGGCGCGCCGAAGAATACCCCGTTCAGCATCAAAGACGATCTGACTGATGCTGCGTTGGCGCGTCAAATCCTGACCGATAACGGTGCGCCGACTACCGATTTGCGTATGGTGCTTGGTGGCGAAGCGATGGCATCCATCCGTGGTAAACAGGCTGTCCTCTTCAAAGCGAACGAAGCGGGAACCGACCAGCTGCTGCGTGAAGGTGTTATCGGTCGCATCATGGGCTTCAACCTCCACGAATCCTTCAGCATCAAGCGTACCGCGAAAAGCGCTGCTGCTGGCTATAAGGTCAATGGCGAGAAGAAAGAGGGCGATATCATCATCGCTATCTCTGCCGGCACCGGCGGTATTGCTGCAGGTACTGCGGTGAAGTTCGCTGGTGATGACAATCAGTATCTGGTTGTTGCGGCTACGTCTTCCACTATCACCATCAGCGCGCCGGGGCTCCGTCAGGATCTGGCAGACCAGGCTGATGTCACTGTGTTGAGCGAATTTGTACCGAACATGGCGTTTGACCGCGGGGCATTCCTGCTGGCCAGCCGTACCCCGGCGATGCCTGAAGGTGGCGATACTGCTGATGACGTCATGAATGTGACCGACCCGGTATCTGGCATCACCTTCCAGGTGGCGCTGTACCGCCAGTACCGTCAGGTGCGTTATGAAGTTGGTCTGGCATGGGGTGTGGCTGCTGTGGCGCCACGTCATTCCGCCATCATCATGGGTTAACCCAGGGGGCTTCGGCCCCTTTGTTTTTCAGGAGGCCCAATGGCCGGATTAACCAAAGAGCAGCGCGCACAACGTGACGCGGAAAAGCTTGCAGCTCAGCATGGTATTGAGCTGGTGGTCATGGTTCGCGACACCACGGAATTCCCTGGCGGCCCGCTGCGTGCAGATGTTCATCCTGATGAAGTGGATAACTGGCTGGCGCTGGACTGGCGTCGGGAGGAATAACCATGCTGGTTGCCGATCCCAACTCTCCAGACTTCAACAGCTACGCCAGCGTGTCAGACCTGCGGGCATTTGCCGCCTGGCGCGGATATAGCATTCCTGCAGATGATGGTGAGTGCGGCCAGATGCTGATGCAGGCAATGGATTATCTGGAAGGTAAGTCATGGCGCGGGCAGCGCAGCGTTGTTTCACAGCCACTATCCTGGCCTCGCTCTGGCGTGCGCTTCGACGGTGTTGACCTGTCGGATGACGCTATCCCACAGCGCCTGGTTGATGCTCAATGCCGGCTGGCTATCGAATCTCAGGAGATTGACCTCACGCCGTCGGTAGCTGGTGGTGGCGCCGTGACAATGGAGCGCGTTGAGGGTGCTGTTACCGTCCAGTACGAGCCGGGAACCAATAAGGCCTCGCCGTCATTCCCCTGGTTCTATTCCTCGCTGCGCGGGCTGGTGGTGGGCGGCAATCAGATCCGTATCGAAAGGGGGTAGCATGGCAATCGACTATCTCCGCATGCGCGCTACGGCAACGCGGCTCCTGAAGGATAACGGCAAATCCTACCAACTGACCCGAGGCGGTACCACCTCCCGCGATCAGTATGGGAAAGAGATTACCACCGAGCCTGTTATCGCGACCGTTACCGGCGTTATCACTGAATACTCCTCTCGTGAAATCGACGGCTCTCTGATTGCTACAGGCGATAAGAAGCTGGCGGCCACGTATGAAACTGAGGTGCGTATCGATGACCGCATCGAGATTGACGGCAAAAAGTGGCGGGTAGTGCAGCCGAATCCGGTTAAGCCTGCTGATGTGCTTATCTCCTACAACATCCAACTGAGGGCGTGAGTATGGCCAGTACTGCTAATCAGCCGTTCCTGGCTGCCATTCAGTTGTTCGTGGATAGCTCAAAAGAGGAGATGGATGAGGTGGTACGCAGGACGGGTATTAAAATCCTCGCTCAGTTGGTGGAGATGTCTCCAATTGGTAACCCCGACCTCTGGCAGGTGAACCAGACAGCATCGGCCTATAACGATGCAGTTCGGGAGCATAACGCGAACCTACGTGATAATCCGGCTAACCTCACCAAAGCCGGGCGGCTCAAGCGCGGCCTGCGCGTAAACGACTCGATGGACATCAAAAAGCCAGACGGCTATGTCGGCGGGCGGTTCAAAAACAACTGGTATGTTGGTTTCGACAGCCAGCCGACTCAGTCAAACGATACACCAGATGCTTCCGGCCAGGGCTCAAATTCCCGTGGCATGGCGGTGCTTGAGGTATTCAGAGTGGGCCAGGTCAGCTCGATTTACTTCACCAATAACCTGCCATATGCGGCAGCGCTGGAAAACGGTCATTCCACCCAGGCGCCGGGCGGGATGGTGGGCATTACAGCTATCGACGCGGCGCAGCTATTCCGTGAGGCAATGAGCGAGGTGCGCAATGGCCGGTGATCAGTCAATGCGTATCGCTGGCATGCTGGAAGGTCGCGTCGCGGTTATCTGCTCCTCGCTCGGGCTGCCGGTGGCCTGGCCGAACATCGCGTTTACTCCACCGGATAATGCGCCGTACGGGCGTGTTTACGTTCTTCCGGCGCAAACCGTGGGGCAGGATCTGGAAGGTCAGTTGCTTACATATCAGGGCATCCTCCAGCTCAACATCATCGCGCCGGCAGGCGGCGGGGTGACGCTGGCAAGGGGGCTGGCAAAGTCTGTTGCCGATGCCTTCCCTGAAGGACTGCCGCTGGTGGACGGTAATCTGACGGTTTACATCAACGGGCCGCCGCAGGTGAGACAACCCATCCAGGACCGGCCAACCTCGGCGCCCAACGGGTCCAGTGGCTCCATAACCTACACCATTCCCGTCAGCATGCAGTACCGCGCTGACTACTGACCTGCCAGATGGCGGGTTTTTTATTAGCTAAATTCAGGAGAGTGCTATGGCATTCGCAATCCCTAACGGCTCGCGTGTGAACGTGGCCAAGGCCTATCAGGCTCCCATCACCTTTACCGCTGCCTCTAACGCAACTGAATGCGAACTGACTGTTGCATCTGCCGCTGGCATTCTGGCGGGTGATGTTGTCCAGGTTAACTCTGGCTGGCTGAAGCTCGATAACATGGTGCTTCGCGTGAAGTCGGTCACTGGTACCAAAATCGTGCTGGAAGCGTTCGATACCACCGATACCAATAAATTCCCGGCCGGTACTGGCGCGGGGACGCTACGCAAAATTGACTCGTGGATCACCATGCCACAGGTCATGACCTTATCTACCGAAGGTGGCGACCAGCAGACCATCAGCATCCAGTTCCTGGAAGATGATAAAGCCCGAACTATCCCGACGTTTAAAAACGCAGTGGTACAGGTCTATACGTTCGCTCACGACCCGCTGCTTGCCATCTACAAGCGACTGATTGAACTCGATGAGTCAAGCGATACGACGGCAATCTGGTTCCACAACCAGCGCGGCAAAGCGGACCGCTACTACTCTGCGAAAGTCTCATTCCAGAAGGTACCAAAGACCGAAATCAACGCCGTAGAAAGCAACGAAGCGCGCATGAACTTCGAATCGGATATGCAGATTTACCCGATCGCTGACTCTTCCGCTGTGCCGCTGGCATTCCTGACAGACCTGCTGGCAACCAAGTCTGTTGCCTCTGGCTCACCTCTGGACCTGGCTGTTGTCATGCAGGGTGGTTCAGCGCCTTACACCTACGTATGGAAGAAAGGCGGTACCGCCATTCCTGGTAAAACGGCATCGACGCTTAACATTCCATCCGCACAGTCTTCCGATGCTGGCGTTTACACCTGCGAAGTCACTGATGCCGCAGGCAAGACGCTTACCTCTGCTGGGTGCACCGTTACTGTCAGCTAATCAATCAGGCCCGGTTCGCCGGGCTTTATTTCGCAATGAGTACCGCTGGCGAATTTTCTGTATTCGCATTGCCCATCTTTTCAAACTGCGCCTTCACACGCGCTCTCTAACCAAGAACCTTTCAGAAAGCGTTCCTGAGAACTGCCGTTAGTGCCGGTGGGCCTCTTGGGGCGGCTTTTCTGTGTGAACAGGTTCGCTTTTTAAAAGGTACACACCATGAATCACCCAACCGTCTCAGTGAATGGGGTCTCCGTCCACGTTGATGACGAAGGCCGGTACAGTCTTAACGATCTTCATGCGGCAGCGGTAGCTAACGGAGAGGCTACTGAGTCACAAAGGCCCAGCGTCTTCCTGCGTAGCGCGCAGATCAAACGCTTCGTTAAAGCGCTAAAATCCAAAGCACTAAAAAGTGCTTCGGAACAAAATCAACCACTTAAGGTTATAAAAGGCGGTGATCAAAGTGGTGCATGGGGCATTGAACTTCTGGCAATTCGCTATGCCGCCTGGATAAAACCAGAGTTTGAGATTGAAGTGTACGAAGTATTTAGAACAGTGGTGCGTCTGGGTATTAGTGCCATGTCGCGCCTGAACAAAATCGACCACATCATCAACACTGAAACCAAAGCAATTAGCCAGTGTGCAAGTCAGATGGCTAAGTGGGGTATTGGTGGGCGCAAACAACTCCTGCATTCAGTCCGGGAGCGTGCTGCTGACGAAGTCCAGATGTATCTGCCCGGCATTAACTAATACCCGCTCCGGCGGGTTTCTTTTTTTCTAAGGAACCGAAATGACCAAATTCTCCCTGATCCCAAACCCAACCTTCTCCGCAACTGCCAGCATCCCGCGCGCCGGTACCGAAGACGGCAAGCTTACATTCACCTTCCGCCATAAGACGCTGGAAGAGCTGCGCGCGATGGACGAGAAACTGCAAAAGGATGCAGCAAGCAAGAAAGCTGCTATTGAGCCACAGGCCGATTACCTGATGGAAATCGTCGATGGCTGGGCGCTGCCGGATGAACTCACCCGCGATAACGTGATCGTCCTGCTGAAGAACTACCCTCGCGCGTTTGACAGCATCGGCCTGGCTTACACCAAGGAACTCATGGGCATCCGCGAAAAAAACTGAGGCAGGTCGCCGCAGCGTTGTACACGCCGGGGCCGACTCTCGCGGAGCTGAGCGCTTTTGGTTTGACGCCTGAGGACGTGGAGGAAGAGGTGTGGATCCTGCCCTCGGTGTGGCGGTCCTTCACCATCTTCTCTTCCCTGGCGACCCAGTGGCGAGTCGGCGCGAGCGGGGCGACCGGCCTTGATTACAACGTTCTACCCTGGATGTTCGAGTTACACGGGGTTGAGGATGCGGCGGCCTGCATGGCTGACCTTCAAATTATGGAAAGCGAGGCTCTCAAGGTAATGCACAAGGAGACGAAATAATGACAGACCAGATCGCCTCGATTACTTTGCGGGCCGATGTTTCTGACCTGAAAACAGCCAGCAACGAACTGGATAAACTCGGCCAGGCGGCGGCCGGTGCTGTAGATAAAGCAGATGATCTGAATAGCGTGTTTCGCGCTGGCGCTGAATCTGCGAAACAGGGCAGTGAAGGAATTAAGGAACAGCAGAACGCGCTCAGGGGGCTGCTGGAGAATATTGACCCGGTAAACAAGGCGCTTAACCGCCTTGATGAGCAGCAGGCGGCACTGCGCAACTTCCAGGCGAAGGGGTTTCTTGATACTGATTCGTTCCAGGCGTATAGCAAAATTCTGGACGACACCCGCCTCAAGCTGACCGACACCGGCGAGGCAGCAGCGCGTGCTCAGGCTGAATTAGCCGCCACCCAGGCGGCAGAGAAGCAGTCCACAGCACTGAAAAACCTGCTGGGCTCCATCGACCCGACGATTCGTGCTTTCAACTCGCTGGATGAGCAGCACGCACAGCTGGTGGCCCATTTCGAAGCAGGGCGCATTAACGGTGCTCAGTTCGAGCACTTCAACACAATCCTTAACCAGACGCGTGAGCGCCTCTCTGGCGTGGCTGACGCTCTCCCAGAGGCACTATCCCGCCAAGAGGCGGCGGCCCGCCGCGCTGGAATCTCCGTCGGTCAATACAGCGCAGCGCTGCGCACGCTTCCGGCGCAGTTTACCGATATCGCTACGCAACTGGCGGGAGGGCAGTCTCCATTCCTTATCCTGCTCCAGCAAGGTGGGCAAATAAAAGATTCCTTCGGGGGGTTAAGTCCAATGCTCCAGGCTTTGCGGGACGCATTGTTTGGGTTTAACGAGGAGAGCAGAGAAACATCCGAGTCGGCAGCGGGGATTAGTGACGCTGCTGAAGGACTTAACAATACCAGTGAGGCAGCGGAGAAACTGGGGCGGGCCGGCGGGCTGCTAAATACCTTTAATCTTGCGATTGCGGGCACGGTGGGTTTACTGGCTCTTCTGGCGGGGGCTGCATACAGTTCATCCCAACAGTTCGACAACGTTGCCAGATCGCTCATTTTGATGGGCGGGGCTGGTTTTTCCTCCATGCAGCAACTGAATGATGCGGCAAAAGCTGTTGCTGATAACGCAGGTGCTTCCCTGGCTGAGTCCGTTGATACCCTGGTCCAACTAAATGACACCGGGAAGTATACCGCCGACCAGATGTCGAAAATCGCCAAATCAATTCTGGCTATGGGCGATGCTGGGCTGGATACAAAGGCTGCGCTGGCGGATTTTTCACGCCTGGCAAGCGACCCTATTAAAGCGCTCGCAAGCTTGAACCAGCAATATGGCTTTGTTGATGAAGCCATGATGAAGCACATCATTACCCTGGAGAAAACGAAGGGGAAAACAGCAGCGGCAAACGAAGCTATAACGCTTTTTGCCGACACCATGGAGGATCGAAGTAATAAAATTGTAGAGGCCACCGATAATATCGGGCAGGCGTGGAACGGTCTTAAGGCTTTTGCCTCCGATACCTTCGGTCAAATCGGGGTCACAGTGAGGGCCTGGGGCAACCAGGTCATCGAAGTACTTAAGCTGCTGGGAACCTCGTTTGAGGCCCTGTTCGTGAAGATGAAAGAGTTCTCTCTCGAAATTATGGGGGGAATGGTCACTGGCTTCACAGATATTGCAAACAAACTCCCGGGTGGAGAAGCACTCATCAAATCCATGGGGTTTGATGGGTTAGCTGAGAGCGTCGCCAAGAATCGAGAAGCTGCCAACAAGGAGTATGTCCAGCTTACTGCCGACTACAACAAGCACTTTGCAAACCTCAGTAAATCCCAAGGACAATGGGAGGATGAGGCCAGAAATGGCGCTGGTGGTGGAGTAAAAGGCAACGGGTCGGTAAGTCGTGAAACAAAGGACGCAGTATCGAAGCTTGCCGAAGACTCGACCAAAAAGACCAAAGAGGCCAAAGCCACTCTGGATGCTGGCGATCGCACTCTTGAGAACTACCGGGCACAGGCCAGAACGTTAACGGAAACGCTCGAAACTCTGCGGCAGACCGGTGATGTCCACGCCAAAAACACTGAACTCAGCAAGCAGCAATCACGCTTTGCAGAGCTGGATGAGGCTTCGAAGACACGGTCGCTTACTGCTCAGGAAAAATCTTTACTGTCGAGCCGTGAGGCGATTCTGAACGCCGCCAAGGTGGTTGATCAGAAGAATAAGGAAGTAGAGGCGCAGCAGAAGATTAACGGCCTGGCGCAGCAGGCGAATAAATACGTCACGCAGATGTCGGAAAAAACCGATGCATTGCGCGACAGTGCAGGCCTCAGCAGTCGGCAAACGCAGCGCATGATGGAAGAGGCGCAGCTTCGCCAGGGCTGGCTCAACGGTGGCGGTAAGCTTGACGATGCCGGTTATAAAAAAGAACTGGCAGCTCTCAGAAAATATTACGCTGAAGAGGACAAATTACGGGGCGACTGGAAAGCAGGTGCGGTAAGTGGCTGGAATGAATATCTGGATGCGGCCACGAACACTTACGACGCCGTTAAAAACGTTGCCAGTTCCACGCTGACCGGCCTGGGCAACATGCTGACTGAGCTTATGACAACTGGCACCGCGTCAGTTAAAGAGTTCGGCAAATCTATGCTCAAGATGATCCTCGAGATAACCAACCAACTTATAGTGGCCTATACAGTACAGGCTGCGATGGGCTGGATAAGCGGTGGCAGTAGCGGCGGCAGCACTCCTGGCGGATCATATGCTAACGCTGCTGCTGGGCTAACCTTTAATGCTAAAGGCGGTGTCTATGACTCGCCCGGGCTCAGTAAGTACGTCAATGGGGTATACGACTCTCCCCAGTATTTTACTTTCCAGGGGGCGTCCAAGTTTGCGAAGGGCGGTGTATTCGCAGAGGCCGGCGCTGAAGCAATCATGCCACTTACTCGGGATTCTGCCGGGCGGTTGGGCGTACGCGCCCAGGGCGGTGGCGGTATGGCTCCGGTTATTAATACCACCGTTAACGTTGATGCTGGTGGTTCTGCAACTGTTCAGTCTTCCAGCTCAGGTGATGCTATGGGCCGTGCCCTTGCTGATGAAATGCAGAACGCTGCGTTGCAGGTTATCCAGAAGCACCTTAAGCCTGGAGGCATGATCTACAACTTCAGTAAAGGCAGGTAGTGTTTACGTCGTCCCCTGGTTAATATGATGAAAACCATAAAAATCAGGGGATGATTGTGTTAAAAAAAATCTTTAAGAAGATACTCAAAACCATTGGTTTGCTCATTTTACTTTTAGTTGTTGTCCTTGTGGCAGCGAGACTTAGTCTGAAAACTGATGACGAATTGAAAGCTGAGGAAGCCAAAGCGTTATCTGATAAGAAGCTGGATGAGTTGAGAAGCGCGTGTGAAGCTTACGTAAGGATGTCAGTCATTAACAAAAGCACCCTGGATATGTCGGTGTTTGGCTCGAACAGATGGCTCGGTGATGACGGTAAGTTTTACGCCACGCAGGAGTTTAGCGCCAAAAATAAATTTGGTCTTGAGCAGAAATTCAGGGCTGAATGTATTGAAGACAAGGATGGGAAGACTGATTACCGGCTTGTAGAAATGAATGGAAGTTAAACCAAAATGGTTTGATATCTTTCCCTCCCATGCTTTCAACCAAAACCAAGCCTCGCTAACGCGGGGCTTTTTGTTTTCGCCGGGGGGGCGGTGTGTGGTCAAAATCTGAGCGCCTCTTTCAGATGGGGCCAAATACTACAGCAATCTTTGTTGTCGTGCATTCCAACCAAACCATGCATTTTGTGCAAAAAGTGCTTTTTATGCCATTCTTGAACGTGTGAAGAGGATCATAGGCTCGGCCTATCTCCCGAGAACGTGACAATAGTTTACTATTACCTGAGGGTAATTTCTGCGAAAATGGTGTTAACTTGCAAAGTGGCCGCGATTAAGTTCGTCGAACATGCATCCATCTTCAGACATGGGCCCATTGCTCAAATATGACGAATGGTATTAAATTGTCCTCAACCACTTAAAGTGGTCATGAAATCTTTGGATGTGTTTACATCCTACAATTTGAGAAAGCACTGCCAAACGTGCATGAGGGTGATAATCATGGGTCACGCATTAAAAAAGGCAGATCGCTTGTACATTCCGCCTCGTGACAAATCCACGGTGGCGAAACCTCGTGCAGCGATCAGCGAAGCTTGTTCACATACTGGTCAAGTAAAAAACGCCTTTGAGTTCGGGTTTGCTCGTTACGAGAAGGCGATGGAAGAACTTTCAAAGGTCTGAGTAAAAACGGATGACGACAGAGTATGTTGAGGGAGTCAATTATCTTTCCATCGAAGATATCGTTTACATCAACAGGTCTCTGATCGAGACTCAGACGCCAAATGAACCTATAGGCGTACTGAATCCGAACAACCTCAGTTCTTCCCAGTCACGACCAAGTACAATTCGATATTATGAGCAGACAGACGACATGTTTCGTCTGTCTGCTGTTCTGATTGAAAGCCTGATCCAGAATCATCCATTCGCAAATGCAAACAAACGAACTGCCATGATGGCTGGTTACGTATTCCTGTTGCTGAATGGATATGAGCTTACAGCACCCAGTGATGAGGTCGTAACCATCGCAGAGGGTTTGGCTCGTAAGGATTATTCAGTGGATGACCTGGAAAATTGGTTATGCCACTGGTCTCGAGAGTACGATTCCAGAACGTTATGTGCAACAGGCGGAAATTCGCTTCAGGCTCTCGTGGCGACTTCACACTACATCCGAATCATATCGAATAACTGAATCCGCTAAGAGGCGGTTTTTCTGCCGACCAATACTGAATTATATAACCCGCTTCGGCGGGTTTTTTTATGGAGTAAATATGGCAGTTGAAACATACAGCTGGCGCTCGCAGCTCGGTGCTGGGGCGATTGAATATAGTCAGGCAGTACGCGCGGCGCAGTTCGGTGATGGCTACGAGCAGGTGGCCGATAACGGGATTAACTCCACGGCTATTCAGGTCCATATGAAGCACACGGGCAACGAGTCGGAAGTGGACAGGATTCGTGATTTTCTCCTCGCTCATACCGTGAAAGCTTTCATCATTACGCCGCCAGGTGAAGAGAAGGGACTTTACCGCGTCGTAGCCGATTCGGTTCGTAAAACGCAGATCAGCAGCAAATATGCTGAGTTGACGTTCACCATCAAACGGGCTTACGGAGTGTACGCATAATGGCATTAGTCGATCAGGCGGCGATGCTGGCACCAGGTGGCAGAGTCCGCCTGGTTGAAGTTGACGCCTCAGAGTTCAGTGGTGGTATCCACCGTTTCCACTACGCACCTTTCCCCCATACGCCGGAAGAAATTGATGCTGCCAATGGAGATGAACAAAAGCTCGGACCCAAGCCTATCTTCTTCGGTGGCAATACCTACGATTTTTGGCCGTTTCAGGTTTCAGGCCTGGAGCTATCAACAGACCAGGCAGCGGAGCCCACTCTCAGTGTCTCAAACCTTGACGGCCATATCACTGCGCTGTGCCTGCAATTTAAGGATATGGTTAACGCTAAAGTGAGCATTATCGACACTTACGCGGTTTATCTCGATGCCGTGAATTTTCCTGGCGGTGTAAATCCTACAGCCGACCCGTCGATGTTCACGCTTCAGACCTTCTGGCTTGACACCAAAACCTCCGAAGACGACGAGGTAGTTACCTGGTCACTCAGCAGCCCGGCCGATTTGCAAAATCTGGTCATTCCTACACGGCAAATCACCTCCCTCTGCGAGTGGGCGCTGCGCGGGCAATACCGTAGCGGCGACGGCTGCACCTACAACGGCACGGCGTATTTTGATGCGAAGGGTAATCCTGTCGCTGACCCGGCGCTGGATGTGTGCGGCGGCTGCCTGAGTGACTGCCGTAAGCGGTTTGGTGCCGGGCTGGCAGAGCCTAATACCGCGACCCTTGATTTTGGGGGCTATCCAGCCACCGTGCTTTTTTCCCGATAACCGGACGTACCAATGAATAAAACCATAATGGCAGCTATCCGGGCGCATGCACTGGAGGAATCCCCACGCGAGTGCTGTGGCTTCGTTATTCAGTCTGGCCGTCGCCAGCGCTACATTCCCGTGCCGAATACGCACGAAAATCCGACAGAGCATTTCCGGATTGACGGCGAGCACTGGGCAAATGCCGAGGATGCGGGGACGATTATTCGCGTCATCCACTCCCACCCTGGCGACGGTGCCCGGCCTATTCCGTCCGATCTGGACCGACAACAGTGCAATAACTCCGGCGTGGTATGGGGTATTTACGCTCCGGACAGCGATGAATACGCCGAGATAATGCCGGAGGCGGTGCCACTTATTGGGCGTCCGTTTATCCTGGGCTCGAATGACTGCTGGGGGCTGATTATGGACTGGCATGCCATCCAGGGCGTCACGCTGAACGATTTTCGCGTCGATTACCCATGGTGGGAAAGCCAGTACCCGGACAACCTCTATTTCGAAAACTGGGAGCGGGAAGGGTTCGTCGAGTGCGATCCGGCACCTGGCTGTATGGTCATCATGCAGGTTGATTCCGATAAGTGGAACCATGCGGGCATCATCACTGAAGAAGGTGAACTGCTCCATCACCTTTACGGCCAGCCTTCATGTATTACCCCGTATGCCCGCGGCTATTTCAAAGACCGCACGATGATCTGCGTTCGTCACAAAGACCTGCCGCAGGAGATAAAGCCATGGCGCGTTTAACCACGATTCGATTGTATGGCGCACTGGGCGCCCGGTTCGGGCGCGTGCATAAACTGGCAGTGCAGACATCTGCCGAAGCGGTCAAAGCCCTGTGTATCAACTTCGACGGGCTGGAAGACTATCTAATGAATGCAAAAAAAAATGGCATGACCTTCGCGGTGTTTCGCGGTAAGCGCAACATAGGCGTGCAGGACTTCCAGGAGCTGGCAGGCGATAGCGATATTCGCATAGCGCCAGTTATGGAAGGGGCGAAGAAGGCCGGCATGTTCCAGACAATCCTCGGCGCCGTGATGGTTGTTGCTGGCGTAATTATTGGAGTAACGACCAACTGGACAGGCGTTGGCCTGACCTTTGGGGCCGGACTTATCATGTCGGGCGCGTCAATGATGGCCGGCGGTATTTACCAGATGCTTTCGCCCCAGCCCAAAGGGTTACAGGGGCGAGACGATCCTGACAATAAACCCTCATATGCCTTCGGTGGCTCGGTGAATACCCTTGCGATGGGTAACCCGGTGGCGCTTCTTTATGGTGAGCGCGAGATTGGCGGCGCCATCATCAGTGCCGGCATAGTCGCAGAAGACATCTGAAAACTCCTTTCTGAATATCAAGCACCCAATTGGGTGCTTTTTTTATGGATGTAATATGGAAGCGATCACTGGTGCAAAGGGTGGCAGCCAGAAGCAGCACACACCTGTAGAACAGCCCGATTCGGCTCAGTCAATGGCACGCTGCCGCATGCTGCTGGCGCTCGGGGAGGGGGAGTTTGCTGGTGGCCTGGATGCGACCCGGATATTCCTGGACGGTACGCCGTTGGGAAATCCCGACGGAACGATGAATTTTGAAAATGTGTCATGGGATTTCCGGCCTGGCACACAGACCCAGACACCAATACCGGGATTCCCTGCAGTCGAGAATGAAACTACGGTTGGGGTATCGCTGACAAAGGCCACACCATGGACCCGCGCACTGAGTAACACCCAGATTGACGCGGTGCTGGTTCGTATTGGCATCCCTGGGTTACAGCAGCAGGAAAACGATGCGGATATTGTCGGCACTACGGTTCAGTACCATATTGATCTGGCGGTGGACGGTGGCGCTTACTCGACAGTCATGACTAAAACCGTGACAGAGAAACTCAGTTCTCTCTATGAACTGACCCATCGCATTAATCTTCCGAAAGCCAGTACAGGCTGGCAGATTCGCGTGGTGCGTGACACCGATGACAGCACCAGCCAGATGTTGCAGAATAAAACGCAGGTACAGGCAATCACTGAGGTGATTGATGCGCGCCTGCGTTATCCCCATACGGCGCTGCTGTATGTGTCGTTCAACGCCAAATCGTTCAACAATATCCCGAAGGTTTCCTGTAAACCTAAGGGGCGCATTATCCGCATCCCTTCGAATTACGATCCGATAGCCCGAACCTATAGCGGCACATGGGACGGGACGTTTAAGTGGGGCTGGACGAATAACCCGGCATGGATCTGGTTCGATGTGCTCACTGAGCCGCGTTTCGGACTTGGCCGACGCGTCACGGCGCAGATGCTGGATAAGTGGGAGCTTTACCGTATTGCCCAGCGTTGCGATCAGAAAGTACCTGACGGGAAGGGTGGCGACGGTACCGAGCCGCGCTTCATGTTTGATGTCTACATCCAGTCGCAGGCTGATGCGTGGCAGGTAATCAAAGACATCGCCGCAGGGTTCAATGGCATGACGTTCTGGGGCAACAACATGTTCAATGTTGTCTCGGACATGCCGGCGGATACGTCGAAGCTGCAAATCCTTACCCGCGCTTCGGTGGTGGGCAAACCGGTTTACTCGAGCGGCAGTGAAAAGACCCGCTTCTCCAGCGCGCTGATTAACTTCAGCGACCCTGACAATCACTACCAGGACCGCACAACAGCGGTGATGTTCCCGGACCTGGTTAAGCAGTTCAAGTTTAAGCAGACGCAGATCACCGCAATCGGCTGTACGCGCGAGAGCGAAGCACAGCGCCGTGGCGGGTGGGCTGTGTATTCCAACTCACTCGACCGGATTATCACGCTACAGACCGGGCTTGATGGCTATGTCTACGTGCCGGGTACCGTGTTTGCATTTGCTGACGAACGCCTTTCAGGGCGTGTTTATGGCGGGCGTATAACCGGATATAACGCCGGGTTGAAGGCTGTGACAACCGATCGGGGAACCAGTGCCGTTGCGGGTGACACGCTGATGATCCGCACACGGGGCGGTACCGTTGAAAGCAGGGTGATCCAGGCCGTAAACGGCACGCAGCTGGTGGTCGCCACGCCTTTCACGGCAGAGCCGTTACCCAACGCTGTTTTCGTCATCGATGCCGGGCAGTTGCGCCTGCAATACTTCCGTGTTACGAACCTGAGATTTGATGATGAAGAAAACACCTTCACAATCACCGGGGCCGAATATAACGCATCAAAATATGATGCGGTCGACAACAATGCCCGCCTGGACACGCCGCCAATCAGTCTGATACCAACCGGCCTCGTTAACCAGCCGACCAATATCGCGGTAGCGAGCTATGACGCAGTGCGCCAGGGGCAGCGAGTGGCTACCCTGACGGCATCCTGGGATGCGCCGGTCGACAAGAACGGCAAACCACAGGCGGATGTCATAGCCTATCGGGTGCAGTGGAAGCGCGGCGACAATGAGTGGGTTAACGTACCGGAGACCGGTCTTCGCAATATCGAAGTGCCTGGCATCTTCGAGGGTGATTATCTGGTCCGTGTACGCGCGATCAACTCCGGCGGTGCATCGAGTCTCTGGGCAACTTCCGCGCTTACACACCTGAAGGGACGCGCGGGTGATGTACCCAAACCTGTCGGGCTTAAAGCCTCCGAAGACGTCGTATTCGGGATTAACGTCACCTGGGGATTCCCGGCGAATACCGGCGACACCCTGAGCACTGAGCTGCAATACAGCATTGCCGCTGACGGTTCGAATCCGATGCTTTTGGCATCTGTACCGTATCCGCAGAAACTTTATCAGCAGATGGGGCTGAAGGCGGGGCAGGAATTCTGGTACCAGGCACGGCTTGTCGACAGGATCGGGAATCAGAGCGGATGGACCGACTGGGTGCGCGGACAGGCCAGCATCGATGTATCCGATATCACCGATGCAATCCTGGAGGATATGAAGGACTCAGTGGTTTTCAAAGACCTGATTGAGAATGCCGTCGACACCAGTGAGAAAGTCGCTGGCATGGCTGATGATATTAAACAGGCTAACGAGGAACTGGAGCAGCAGGCGAAGGATATCGCCAAAAATGCCCAGGACGTCGGGAAGGTTCAGACCAGCGTTAATGAGCTTTCGAGTACGGTCGGTGAAGTGTCGTCTTCCCTCTCTGAGCTTGAGCAGACCGTTGCGACGGCTGATACCGCGCTGGGCCAGCGAATCGACAGCATCAGTGTGTCTATGGACGGCATGACGGGAGGGGTCAAGAACTCAGCGATTGCCATTATCCAGAGCAACCTGGCGCAGGTCGCCACGCGGAAAACGCTCTCAGCCACGGTTGCCGGAAACAGCGCGCAGCTGGACCGCATCGATCAGGTTATCGTCGATGAGAAGCAGGCAACAGCCGAATCACTGCTGAGCCTTGAGACGGACGTCGCCGGTAATAAAGCCTCGATTAACAGCCTGAGCCAGACTGTTTCGAATTATCAGCAGGCGACGGCGACACAAATCAACGCCATCACCGCGACGGTGGAAGGGCATACGTCCTCCATCACGACGAACGCTAACGCAATTGCCGATATTAATGGCGATTTATCCGCGCTGTACTCAATCAAAGTTGGTCTGGCCAGCAACGGGCAATACTACGCGGCGGGCATGGGGATTGGCGTTGAGAACACGCCCAGCGGCATGCAGTCGCAGGTGGTATTCCTGGCGGACCGCTTTGCCGTGACAACGGCTGTCGGCGGCGTGACGACGCTACCGTTCGTTATTCAGAATGGACAGACGATTATCCGGGATACCGTAATCGGTGATGGAACTATCAGCAACGCCAAAATCGGTAACTACATTCAGTCCAATAACTATGTCGCGAACAGCACCGGCTGGCACATCAATAAAGACGGAACATTTTATATAAATGGCAGCGCGGGAACCGGTCGGATGGTTATCAGTAATACATTGATTCAGATTTACGATAACAATAATGTTCTGCGCGTTCGTATGGGCTTATGGTAAGGAGTTGATTATGCCTCAAGGGGTACAATGCTGGGATGCATCAGGCAATCTTGTCGCTGACATTGGTGATTATAATTGTCGTTATGTGGGCTCTCTGGTTATTTCAGTACCTGCAAGTGCGACGGTCGTTACCACAAGTTATGCAGGTGCAACAGCAGCTGGTTACTTTGCGGTGCCAGTATCGGTATCAGCGGGCCGTGAAATTGGATATTACTACTGTCGGGCATACGATGGAGGGATAAGAACATTTATTCTTTTAAAATATGCTTATGCCCATACAGTGACTGTTAATGTGTATGCATTCATATGAGCGGATTCCAGTCCTTTAATACAGCAGGGGCGAAGGTGGTCGACTCTGACTTTTACTGTACTTATTATCGTGATTCAAAAGTTTACTCTACCATTTCCGATACTGGCTATTTCGAAATTTCAACGCCACTTGGCAACGGTACGGATATGGGATTTGCAATAAACCCCTTTCCTTACAATAACGATTTGCAGTGGTTCAAGTTCAATAACAATGCGAAGGTTATCTTCGGTTACCCTTACATGACGGCTAATGCGGGAACAATGGCTCGTACTGGCTATGATGTCACAACCACAAGTGGCTATGTCGATGTGTTCAACGCCCAGGGAAAGCTTGTCTGGTCAGCCGTGACAGCTGCAAAAATACCGCGCGTGACAGGCTTCTTTGAAATACCTGCAAATTATGATTTAGATAACACAGCCTATTCACAGAGCATTGGAACGAACAGCTGGTTACTGGCCAGCGACTGCCCGGGGAATATCAATACAGACGGTACTGTTTCCGGATATTCAGGTTTGTTTTTTAAATTCTCGGGAGGCACGCTGCAGGCTGTCTGGATAAATCGAAATCAGGTGTCGTGGGCAAATACCTTAAAGCCATACGGCCTAAAGATTCCATTCGCTATTCTACCGAATATTTAACGATATAGTCAGTTCATACATTTATTAAACTTCAAACCCGCTCCGGCGGGTTTTTTTATGCCTGGAGAAAATATGATTTATAACACCGGTACCATCAGCATCAACGGGAATACCGCAACCGGCACCGGGACGAACTGGACAGCAGCGGCAAGCCAGATTCGCGTGAGCCAGACCATTATTGTGCTCTCTAACCCGGTCCAGATGTTTCAGATTACCGCTATCAACAGCGGCACATCGTTAACCGTTACCCCGGCTGCGTCACCGGCACTGAGCGGACAGAAGTACGGCATCCTCGTTACCGATAGCCTCTCAGTCGATGGCCTGGCGCAGAGTATGTCTCAGCTCATTAATGAGTACGACGAGAATATCGGAGCATGGGAGACGTTCGCCAGCACTTCAGCAAATCAGAGCGTAACCGTAACGATTAATGGAGTCAGCGTTACTATTCCCGCACTGGGTAAATTGGCCCAGAAAGGTTCTAACGGGGCAGTTCCAATAGCGCAAGGTGGACATGGCGGAACGACAGCAGCAGACGCTCGCACAAACCTCGGTTTAGGAAGTAGCGCTACGAAAGATGTCGGGGATTCTGGAGATAATGTCGTGATGGCCAACAACCTCCATGCTGCCTTTATGAAAGCCACACCGATGCTAGTCAGTAATCAAGCATCCGATTTCGGTAGTAATTTTAATTTGTTACCTATAGGTGACTCTGCTATTGGATTAAATGCTTCAAATGGTATGGCATCAGGGCCTGGCATTACGGGCCAGCACTGGGCTATTTTGTCTCAATATGGATGGGGGCATAAGTTTCTTATAGACTGGATTTATTCAGGTTCTGCCGTGCATTTAGGTACTCGTTTTTATAATGCATCTGGTGAAGTTACAGGTTGGACTATTTTTTATAATAACAGAAATACAACTAAAGCCAGCGATGGCACGCTCAAAGCAGCCTCTCCAATCGTGCAGGTCTATACCGATGGTTCATGCCATCTCAACGATGAATCTGAAGGCTGTACAGTAACAAGGCTGAGCGTCGGAGAATATCTCATTGAAGGCTGCACTGGTCTGAACGCTGACGCTGCCTGGGGTGGCATAGACGGCGGTTTTGATATCCCCACAGACCGTAATAAGCAGCCGTTAATCTGGCTTGATTATGAAGTGAATGCAGATGGTTCCGTGCTTGTAAAAACCTATCATCGTACGAATCCCGGCGCACCGGAGTTCGCTCGTAATGAAATTGATGGCCTGGCTGATGGAGACCCGGTCGATATTCCGACAGATCAGTTTGTTTCTGTTCGTGTTCAGATGCCAGCTTGCAGTATCTGGAATCAAAAGCAGGAAGAGGCAATTGATGCGATGAGGAAGTTCGAGTCTGAAGAGCCGACCGATTCTCAGCAGGGCTAACTAACAGTGCCGCAGCCGCGCTGATTATCGTAATGGGCTGCGGCAGCGGCCAGGTTGTTCATGCCCTGGCACGTGCAAAAAGTATATAAGTTAATAATGCTGTCACCACATGTTTTGCCCGATTTTGGTTGCCGTACTGATAGCCTCAGCCGGTTCTTTGAAAAGTCTTGCAGTGGCCAAGCCCCATCTTCCATCTTTGTGTATCATCAGAAAGTAGTCGGATAACTCTTCTTCGTCTCTAATTACGGCAAAGGTGAGCATATCCGGCGATGGAGTGGGTAGGATGTTATCTGGTGGAAAGTAGATTCTGACACCAGAGATAATGATGTTATCGATGTCCATCAGTCTGCCACCATCCACATATCAGACTCTTCAAACATTTCCTCAAGCATGCGGTTAAGCCGCTCTTTCTCTGTTTTCGTACAGTCACTGTTTAGGGCGTTCGCCTGCATCGGTTTCACCTTCACATCTGCATCAGGAAAAATCCGGTGAACACGTTTAGTAAGCTCTGACAGGATGATTTCACGAGCACCCGGAAGTCCTGCCACATTGCGCTTGTCATAAACCAATTCCACAAACATTTTAGCTTCCCTCTTTACTGGTTGGATATACAGTATTTATACTGTGTTTTTATCCAGTGTCAAGTATGGGGGCAATCATGGGTTTTCCATCGCCAGCAAAAGACTATATTGAACGCACGCTCACCATAGAGACTATCTGCGGCGTCACGGCTAACAGCCTGGTGATTGAGACATCGCATGGACTTGCGGTGATAGAGAAGGGTATGAAGCCCTCGCCGGATAGCACCTACCTGATTTCGTACTCAGGAGGCTGTCACTTTGCCAGGCGTAGAGGTGATGCACTGATAACGGTCGATGGTGAGGTTCTGGAAGGTGATGTTTTGGATGAGGTGGATGTGAAGGGAGTTCTGACGCATCTGATTAACCGGGCCACCGATGATGATAGCCCGGTAATTTAATCAGACGGGCTCGATTAACTCCGGGCCCTGATTCTTCACATTGCCGACGGCGCGCGAGACTGCGTGCCAGATAAATGCATCTGCTGACACAGAACCGTCAGCAACAATCTCCTCTGCTTCTTTCCCGCCTACATCCTGCCTCATCCATTCGCGCGCTGCCTCCGGTGAGAGGACCAGTGGCCTGCGGTCGTGAATATCGACCAGTCCTTTATCGGCAGACGCCGTGACAATTAGAAAGCCTTCTGCTTCATCGCCACGTTCAAACGGCGTACTGCCTATCGCTGCCATGAATATCGGCTTACCGTCCGCCCGATGAATGAAGTACGGCTGCTTCCTGTCGCCTTCCTTCTTCCATTCGAACCAGCCATCAGCAAAGACTATCGCCCGGCCATGTTGCCAGAGTGGTTTGAACATCCTACTGGTGGCCGCGGTTTCCACACGTGCGTTTATCAGAGGCGGCTTATCCCACCATCCTGGAGCATAGCCCCAGTAAACCGGATCGAGGTGTAGTTGTTCGTCTCGTTCGCTCAACAGCAAAACTTTAGTGCCTGGCGCCACGTTGTACCGGCCAATCGGTTCCGGGTCGAACGGGATGTCACGCTCGGCCTCTTCAGCGATTAACGCCAGGTAATCTTCACGGGTCATTGATTGAGAGAAACGTCCGCACAT